ATAGCACGACACCAGACAAACCCCCAGTGTCGCTTGCCTCAATCGTGGTCGGATGATCGGTCCCTGCCAACTCATTTGCCATGCCGCAATCCCTCCAAAAGATCAAGCGACGGCGCCGTAATTGGTCGCATCGCCGGTTGCCGCGTTGCCGATTTCCAGCTTGGCCCCCCAGGCTAGTGGCATTGCTCCGTCTCCCGTGTCCTTGATCGACACTTTGACGAAACCGCCCGCCACATCGAAACGGATCTGCACGGAAGGGGCCGCTGGATCACTGAGCCAAACCGAGTACGTGTACTGCTTGGTGCCGTCGATGATGCCGATCACCGAGAATCGCTTGGGTGCGGCGGCAAGGGAAGCCCCCGCCGATCCCGTGGCTATCGTGCAGGCTACGGTCGAGGTTTGTGAGATCTGTGCGCCGACGCCGAACGACATGTCGAGTAGATCGGCAGTCGATCCACCGAGAGGGTCTGTGCCGGCGTTGGAGGTGACCGGGCAGTTCGTCTTGACCCATGCGGCGTTATCGAACTGTTCAGTTTTGGTCAGCAGGTTTGGGTTGATGACCGGAGCGGTAAACGACGCGACGTGGGACAGGCCGCCGGACAACCCCAGCGGATCGCCCAGGCCACCGAGCCCACGGTGCCACGAGAGGCTCACAGTCCCAGCCCATCCATGCCCAGGAACGCGCGGAACGGCCCGGCCGCCGTTGTTCCCGTGCTCATCAGATGTTTCGGCAGGCCCAACTCGATGACCTGCCCCTGCGCGAGGTACACGTCCATGAGAGTGCCGTCGAGCCAGGTAATCATGACCATGCCGCCGGCCCCACAGTTCTGGAGCCACTTGAACGGGACGCCGTTGCGTTGGAGGTTCAGGTCGGTTACGGTGTCGGACGGCGTGATCGCGTAGGGCCGGGAATAGCGCCGCGCGGGCACTTTGGCGTTGATGATCGAGGGTCCAGTGAGTGCCATCGACTAAACCCCCGTCCCGGCCGTACGGTCGTGAAGAATGATCGGCGAGTTGGGTCCGTACCCAATCCAACCATTGTGTCGATTCATCAAAGGGGTTGACTGGGCCACGGCTCGTGACAGCTCGCGTGACCAGACGTCCACAGTCTCGGGATCGCTGAGGTCAAAGTAGCTCGGCACGACGATTTTGCCATATTCGACCACGTCGACGGCTTTTGCGGCAGGTTCGGTCAGTGAGAGCTTGGCCAGCGGTGCCAGTGCCCGAACGATCGGCAGCGTAAACAGCCCAGCGAGTAGCCCACGCCGAGTCAACACGTCAAACCTCCGCTACGCAACTGCTTACGGATCTCCAGATAGGCCAGGTGTGCCTCTTCGGGAGTTTCATAGTAGCGGCTTGTCTTCGCGACGCCCTCGAAGCGAGCCCGCGCATAAAAGCGCTTTTTGCACTTGACGTAATCAGGGAGCCGGATCACTCCTAACGGAAGATTATTCACCGTGGGCTTTTTTTGCCTGCGCTTATCGATCATATCCTGCATGTTGTCGCTCAAGGTTCCAAGTCGCAGATGATCGGGGTTGACGCAGCATGGCGTGTCACACTTGTGCAGTACGTTCATGCCATCGGGAATAGGGCCAACGTAAAGCTCGTAGGACACACGATGCGCCAGCTTCATGCCGCCACCGGTTCCACCGCCGCCAATGAGCCCGTAGCCGTTTTTTGCGCAGTGGGCATCCCACAGCCAGCAACCGGAGTTGGGCTCTGGGTAGTATTTGGACTCGAACCTCTCTCGGATCGGGATGCGAGTATGGTTAGCCATTGCTAAATTTCCGCATCCTTCAAAAAGAGCCCGCGGTTCGGTGCCAGCCGGTTCGTCACGCCGAGCGCGAACGCACAGAACACCTTGAGCGTTCCAGCCGCCGCCGTCGCCGACGCCGTACCCACCTTGAACGCACACCACTGATTGCCCACGTACCGGCCCACAGTCGCGGCGATGATCGAGTCGGACCCCGCGGCGGCCTGGCCGTTCGTCGAAAGCGAAACGAGTGTGAGGTTGACGGTGTCCGCGTCGTCGGTCACCACGATCGAGTACGTAAGCGCCGGGCTCACGTTCGTGTCCATGTCACTCGGGGTGGAACGCCAATTGAGGATGTACGCTCCGGCCGGAAACTTCCACAGCCGCACGATATTGCCCGCTCCCAGGCTCGTGCTCGGGATCGTGAACTTCTGGGCGATCGGGTTGTACGCCGGGCGCTTCTGGTCGCGTCGGGCGACAATGGATGCCTCGACCCAGCGGGTATCGAGACTGGCGAGCATTTCGGCCGCGTTGACGGTTGCCATGAACGGGGTCCTCCCTCCGTTGGGCCCCACAGAGGCAGCAGACCCAGGAGCCGGCGGACGAGGGAGGGCGGCAGATTGGGGCCCCGACGTGCTGGTGTACCAGCCTCAAGCCAGGGTTAATTGGGTGTACGGCACCGGCTAGGGAACAGGGTACAAGGAAGGAAGGGTCGTGTCAATGGGTTCGCGACACGACAGGCGCGAGAGAGGATTCAGGAAGTGGAATTCCGGTATTGGTCAGCGTGTACGCGGGTTGGTTGGGGGCCCGTTTCCATTCGTAGGGTCGGTTCGACTCGGTGACAGGCACAATGCCAACCAGTCCGGGTCGGTTGGCTCGATCACGACGCAGGCTCCCTCGATACAGGGGACGCCAGACTGGCTTTGAGTGCAGCCATCAAGTCAATCACTTCTTGAGATCGGCCGAGCGGTACGGGATCAGCCAACAGCTCGGCACAGTCGCCGGTTCGCGGTGGCACGTCGGACATCTCGTCGAACATAGCGCCCATGATCTTGTACTCATCCATCTCAGAGTCCGTATAGTCTCCCTGGTCGTCGTCGGACTGTGGTCTCATCGTGTTGACCTCTTCCAGCACGAGGCTAATCACCGGATGCCCTAGTCGGTATTTGCGGACTGCCAGCTCTTCCAGCTCGTTCGGGGTCATGGATTCTCCTTTCCCTGTACCGCTCGCACGGCGCGCATTTGCCACCATTCGATTTCGATCTCACAAGCACGGAGCACGTCGGTCGGCGCATTGAGCCGCCGGCTCTCGGCCAGCAGAGCACGATTCAGCTCCAGCATGTATAGCGGGTCGAGCCGGTCGACGTCTTTCATCACCGCTACTTCCACTTGTCAGGCCAACCGTCCGGTGGACGAGTCTCGTTCTTCTGTGTTGCTGTGTTGTACCTGTAGCGGTCGTGGTCGTGATCGGCCTTTTTTTGCAGCTTTCTCAGCCTCTCCTCGATCCCTACCGGGTCCCACTCATCGAACAGCCTTGTCAGCCTTTGCCGACACGCCTCGGCCGCCAGCACTGCCCGTTGCGCGATCTCGAATGGGGCGAACGTCGTGCCACTCGCGAGAATGGAGCACGCAAACCCGAACACCCTGCCCAGCTCGTGTTCGGGCAACAGCTCGCCCGTCGCCTGGTCCCGGGCCAGGCTGTCTATTTCGCGGAACGTGGCGATGGCAAGGTCGACGGCTTGGGCGTGCCCGACGCCGGATTCGAGAGCTGAGGCGACCATGGTCGTGATGAGCTGGTCACAACGGTCCACGTAGTCGCGCAGGGCGTCGAGGGGTTCGCCGCCGACGTTGGCCTCGATGGCGCGCTGGAGGTAGCGGCCATAAGGGCGGTCGTGCAGGTCGCGAAGAGGACGGGCCATTGAAATCAGCCCCCTGGCCCATTCGGTTTCGCCGGAGGCTGGCGCTTTCGCATGTGGGATTCGACGGCGGACTTGGCGCCAGCGCCCCCGTGCTTGTGCTCGCCATGGAACCTGTTGACGGTGCGAGCGGCAATCTCACGGGCACGCGGCCCGCTATAGTTGGCCAGGACGTGGCGGTACATCTTTTCCTCTTTATCCGACCACCACTGGGGCATCGACCGGCCCTCCAAACTTTCGGTAGCAGTCGTCACAGATCGCGCCGGCCTCACCGTTCCATAGTCCAAGCCGACTCCGAGTGAGGCCGTAGATCGGTGACGTGCACACTACACAGTGATCCGGAAGGCCCATCCGACTGGCCATCGTGTCGGCCAGCTCCATTCGACGATGGGCCCGATAGGTCGCTTCGTCAAACACGGGCCTACTTGCCCTTTCTGCCCATCGCAGTGGCCGATGCGATCTGCTCGTTGATCCACTTGGCCATTGCGGTTGTGGTTTCGCGCATGTCGGCCAATTCCTTTGCCTGGGCCTGGACGGTCGCGGCCAGACGGTTGGGGTCGACGGAGCCCTCGGCGATTCGCGCGTCTAGCTCGTCGAGCGTGAGGGGTTGGACACGATGGGTCGGTTCGCTCATTGTGGATCTCCCTCTTGAGTTGCTACGGTTTGACGATCAATGGACCGTTCGCTCCAGCGCGTTTCGGCCCACCATTTCCCGTGATGCTGGCGATGTCCTGCGGCCCTGCCAGCACGATCCCGCTCTTGGCCTGCCGCTCGGCCTCATCATACGCCTCTCGTGCCACCAACACCAGGTACGCCACATGTCGCTCGCTCGCCGGGCCGCGAAAATTCAGGGCTACGTCGCTCGGGATCGTGAGCAGCAGGCGCCCGACGTCGACGTGAGTCGGAAGATCGCGAGCCGGGGTGTTCTCGGGAACGAGCTGTCGCGCAATCTCGGGCGTGATCGGTTGCCGGCGCCGCTTGGCCGTGATGATGAGGGTCGAGGCCGGATCGTGCGGGACGAACACGGGCAAGGCGACGACGGCCGAGGGGTTCATGGCGAGCATGCCCGGCAGTAGTTGCCAAGGATTGGTGATGTCGAGAGTGATGTTGCTCACCGGAGCATCCCCATCAATCGATCCTCTTTCCGCCAGCGTTCGACCGTGTCGTCACGCAGGATCTGCCCGTTACGGAGCTTTTGGTAGCCGTCGCTGACATGGCGTTCTCGGCCACGCAGGAACTTGCCCAGCGGACGCTCGTGCGGATTAAGCGGGTTGTAGCAGCCTCGATACTCATCAGTGGTGGTGCTCATCCTTCCTTCTCCTTTGCACGTTCGCGACGCGCGATTTCCCGCTCAAGGTACCACTTCGCTTTCTGTAGATCCTCAATCCCATTCTTGAGATCAGCGCGCCAGATGTACTTGATCGCGTTGCCAAGGCGAAATCCCATGTGCTCGACGATCTCGATACACTCAATGCCCGAGGCGTGCGAGATATAGTGCGATGGGTGGTTGACGTTATCGGCCATCGCTCATGCCCTCGACAAACAGCTCCCACGTTCTTGGGAACAGCTCCCGCACGAACCCGCCCACAGCCGTCGCATACAGCCGGATCTCCTCCTGTGCGGCCTTATCCATGCGCAGGGTCAAGAACGCCAGCCAGTTACGCAAGTTGGCCGAGGCCCGCATCCGGGAATAGCGCGAGACGGGCGTGTTAAGACGGGCGATCTCTTTCGACAGTCCATAGATGTTGATGAGCGCGTCGTATTCGGCATAGATTTCCCGTTGCGTGTCGGCCAGCCGTTTCTGGATGATCCGCGCCTCGTCATCCGACAGTACTACTCCAGCTCCGGCCGCTTGCTTGTTGCGGCTCGCTTCGGCCGATCTCTTGATGCGATCGATCGACGGGATGTAGTGCAGGTCCGGCATCTGGACGTAGCGGGCACTCATCTCGTTGTAGCTCTGGGTGCGGTGCCGGTGCCACTCTCGGAAAACGAAAATGGGGGCCTGCGCCTCGATCACCATTCCGGCCATCTCGAAGGGGGTGGCATGCTTGTGCTCGTATAGATAGCGGAGAAGCTTCTCGTCTCCTGGTTCGTTGGACGTTCCCCACCCCAGGAATCCCTTGGCCGTGCTCATACGAGCAGCTTCGATGATCCGTTCGTCGCTGCCCCACGACTCTACAAGCTGCACGTAGCCGTGGTCGAGAACGGGTACTTGGTTGCTCATTCCAAATCTCCCTCATCACCCGTCGCTGCCTGGGCCGCGTCTTCGTCCGTCGCCATGAACTCGGCGAACAAGTCGTCGGCCACGCCATCGATCTCGATATCGAAATCGTCCACGGAGCCAGCGCCCACACCAACTCCTACTGTGCTCAGTGCCGGCTCCGGTCGCGGCGTCGGCTCGTCTAGCTCCTGGTACATCTCACGCACCTCGCGCACCAATGCACGCCCCGGGGCCTCGGCCTGTTTCGCCGGGAATCCGCCACGAGCAGCCAGCACGGCTAGGAGAGCACGCTCGCTCGTCACCGCCACATCTTTTTTTGGGTCCGGACGAAGTCGCTCAGCGTTCACTCCTTCCCAGTATCCCTGGATGCTCCAGATCTGCCTACGAATCTGATCGAGCATCTTGGTGCGCGATTCCTGTGCGTCGAGCCACACCTCGGCGATCAGGCGACACCCATGTACCCACGCCACTCCAGCGATCAGAGCAACGGCCGGCCACGCCAGCACAGCCAGCAAGTGCATCCATTGGTCAAAGGTCATAGCTCCTCCCTGTTCCCTCAAGCATCTGGTCGATCTTGTCGCGGAAATCTTTGGCCGGCCACGGGGCTGTCTCTAGCAGTCCGCGCTCTCGCAGCGCATTGGCCACTTTCGGCCCCTCCGAATCCTCCCCATGCAGCACTCGATCGTACCGTTCCTTCCGAAGCACTTGGGCCACGACGGCAGGGTCAGTCGCGTCAAACCACTCGAACCGACCCTGGTCGTCGGGCTGCCACGCGACAACTCGGAACCGGGTGCCAACGACCTCAATCACTGGAACGGACATCGACCAACTCCTCTTCCTTGTCGCAGAACGGGCACGGCACGCCGGCACGTTGCCCCCAATGCCACACGTTAAGCCGGCACAACCCCAGCCAGAACCAGTGCGACGGGTACATATGCCAGAGGTGGGCCACATACCGTGCGATCTCGGCTCGAATCAAGCGAATGGGCGAATTGTTGTGATGTGACAGGTAAACGAGCCGAGCTGATTCGGCGATCGTGTAGCGGGTGCCGTGATCGAGCATCCAACGCAACCGGCGCACGCGTTCGTCGAACAAGTCGGTGCGACGACGGCCACGTTCGGGGGTACTCACGACATACCACCCCTCGATTTGGGCTCTTCGTCCTTCTCCAGTGTCTTTTTGAACAGATACCCGCCAGCGACGTGGAACACAACGACACCCTCCGGTCGCATGAACCCAGGAGCCGCGGCACTGCCCTCCTTCCGCAACATTTCGATGTACAGGTCGACCACTCCAGTGGCGAATGGTCCCTCGTACAGAACGGGCACGACGTGGCAGCATGCCGGCCGATCAGCACCCCATCGCCGGACGTTGAATAGCGAGAACCTCTTCTCTTTCAGGTCATAGCGCCGACCAATGCCCGATCCCCACCACTCGCCGTAGTGCCGACCCACACCAAGCCCATCGCGCAACTCGGCCTCGTGCTCGGCAACCCATCGGGCAAAGCCAAAGTTATCATCCTCTGGCGTGATGTAGCGATTCCGGCTTCCGGCCAGCACTTGTCCGTCATCGAGCACGACGACCTGGGCGTTGGTGCCATCGATCTTCTCGGTGACGATCATGTCTCTTGCGATACGTGCGATTTTAGGGAACGGCTCGAATTCCATCGAACTCCTCCTTTGGCTATTTGGGTGTCTTGGTCTTGGTTCGCGGCTTGGGCCCCGGCTTTTTCCGGCCCGGCTTTCCCTTCCGTCGCTGCCTGGGGTCATCCTCGTCCACCACGATCCCCATCGACTCCGCCTTGTCCCGGATCAGGGCACGGAGCGCCGACGACATCGTCAACTGCGCCACCGCGTCCTTCAACGTCATGCCCGGCATCGAGCGTGCCACGTCCTCGGCCATGCGCTCAGCGATCTGCCGCAACCTCTCCTTGTCCGACCAGTGGAGCCGGAACGAGGTCTGTTCGAGACCGGGGTCGGCAAGCTGGAGCAGGACAGAGGTTGGAGGACGAGGGACGTCGATCGGGCGCGGGGCCGGTCGCGGAGAAGGGCTCGGGATGAACCCGCCGGAGTTGGGGCCGTAGGTGCTCACCGGGCAGGGGCTCCGTCTGGGTCGATCGAGGTTGCGGGCATAGTGTTGGGTTCCTTTCCCTTCCTCTATATATAAGGCCGGGTGCTCGGGCCCTCGTACGCGAAACATCTGGTGGACCGGCCGGGATTTGAGCCCGGGACCCTCTGCTTGCAAGGCAGATGCTCTCCCGGACCGAGCTACGCGGCCCACGAGGTTGCCCGGCCCCGCCTATGGACCCGGAGCGAGAAGGCAGGTGGGCACGTCTCGCCGAAGACGCCTTCTCGGGAGGACCCCGGCGGCCGATTCCCTCCAGCGCAGCTCCCAGGGACGGGAAGGTTTGGGGGGCGGCCCGCGGGACCGGGCAACGAAGAGCAGTATGGCACAGGGGAAAGAGGCTGTCAATACCCACAACCGACAAAGCCAGTAAAAAAGCTCTACGGCCCGTTTCTTCGACGATCAATGGGCCCATGCACTAACTGGTGAACAGCCTGTCGATTGTACTCGATTCGCCCTTCGAGTCTAGCGATCCGGCGCCCAACGGCCTCGACGATTCGCGCGCAGGATGCTTCGGGGTCGGCCGGGTCGATCTCGATGTTGGCGCCCGGTGCCAAGGTGCTGGCCAGTTGGTGCAGGGCATCGACCCAACCATCTCTCACGCGATCCTCGGCATGCATCTCACCGGCAATCGCTGCGGCCAGAATCGTCGCGCACCCCTCCTCGGGGCTATCCGGCGATCCGTACTCCTCATAAGGGTCCATCCAGTTCGATGCGAGTTGGCGCAGCGCGGATTGCCAGGATCGCGCAGGTTCGTGCTCGCTCACGTCCCCGATCCTTTCTCGACATCGCAGTCCGGATCGACCAGCTCGTGCACAACTCGGTACTTGGCGATTGCGTACCGTTCCTTGTCCTGGTAGATGTCGTGGCAGTTGGATGATCTGGCCTGCTCGACCGATCCAAAGTCGTACTCGTCGTGGCACGCGCGCGAGTAGACTCCCTGTGGCTCGCCGGTTTGCCGGTCGATGATTCGGTAGACCGTCTTTTCCGTCCCGCTCATCGCGTTGCCTCTTTGACCAGCTCGTCCACCCTCTCATCCTCGACGCCTGGGTACGATTCACGGAGCATCGAACGCAACTCGGCATTCCTTGACTCCTGCTCACGGGTCAGTGTGAGATGCGTGTCCCCAACTTCACGTAGAAATTTCCAGCGCTTCAGCCCAACTGGCCCACCGTGGATCAGATCGAGAGCTAGCGACTTTCCGGTCTTGGGCTGTCCCAAGTACGAAGAGCGATGGGCGATCCGCAGTGCCCGCTGTAGTTTCCAGGCAGGCATCTTCCATAGCGAGCGAACCAGCATCTCGCAGTCGTGGCATGTGCGTCTCACTTTGTCGGGAGTTGAGCGCCCGCACACATCGCACAGAACATAATGGACGCCGTACTGGGCTGGGTAGGTTGCCATGTCATGCCCTCTGTTCGTTTTGTGCTTCTGGTGTTTCACGCGGCACCAATCGCACCACTTCCACCGTGATCGGGTGCGCACGCCCTGGCAACACCTCGCCGGTTTTCCACGATACGCGACGGCCCACCAACAACCGCGTCGAACCTTTCACGTCCTGCACGATGCTTACCACACGCCACAGGCGACGGACATGTCGGTTGTGCTGACTCTGCACCACATCGCCCACGACCACTGGCCCCACATTCTCCCCCTCGTCCTTCACCATGCCATCCCACCACGATATGCGCGAGCACGACACCACACGCCGTTCCGCCCGGTTCCGTTGCGCGGCCTCTTCTGCCTTTCGCGCTTTGGTCTCGTCCTCTTCCGACCATTTGCCGATCGCTAGTACCGGCCAGCAGATCATCTTGACCCGCGTGCTCAACCGTCCACCCTCGTCATCCATGATCCGATGCCCGAGCAGCACAGGCACGTCATGCGGCGCGACCGTGATCCGGCGATGGTCCGACGTCAGGCGAAACCGGGCACGACGTTCGGCCGATTGTGGCAGCAGGTGTCCAGGGTCGGGCACCACGATGTCGTCCGGGCCGTAGGACTTGGGTTGCGGGCCCTGGGTCCGGAGCCGCTGGAGCAGCTCGGCCGGGATCATCGCGAGGAACTTCGTGGCGAGTTGGGCGCGTTCGGCTTCGTCGGGTCGAGGGCGCAGGGACCGGCCGTTGCGGGAGCACGAGGTTGTCTTGCGGATTCTCACGACGACACCCCGATGTATCGGCTGAATACGACGCGCCACCATCCGGGATTGTCCCTGAGCCGGATCACATCACCCTCGAAAATGCCCTGCTCGTTGGCCAAGGGCTCCATCGACTCGTGAACGACCAGAACGTAGGGACAGTCCTTATCCCCCATCTGACGAATCGGTGACGGCAGTAGTTTCATCGACTTGGCTAATCGGTCCAAATCATCCTTTGGCCATTCGTCCTTCGCCCGTGTCCGTGTCCGACGTTCACGCACCTTCACAGGCGCGTAGTCCCTCAGCACCTCATCGTACCGGGCCGGCGGAAACCCCACTTGATCCAACACCCACGACAGTCCATTGAGAACGGCCGAGCGCTGGCGGCGCACCGCGGCATCGGGGTAGTGGTGATGCTGGAGGTAGAGCTGGAGATGGCGGACCTCCTGGACCAGGGCGTAGACCTTGCGGCGCACGTGGGCCGGCACAGGGGCAGGCGTGGGCTCAGGGCTCGGGCTGGCTGGGCTGGGTGTGGCGTGATCGGATGACATGTTTAAGCGGCTCCTGCGGTCCCCCCATACCCCCCCCCTCCCTTCCATTTCGTGCTCGCAGCGCAACGATACACCGACAGGACCCGGGACGTCAAGCCCCCACATATCCCCTAGCTGTCTATACAAACCGATTATCAGGCCCGATTTTTTTGCCTTGCTGGTTTTCGCCCAACCCACACATTCGACACGACTTCCCGGCGAGTAGAGAAGGGATGTCCACGCGACGCCCCGAAGACACGAGCGCTGGGTCCGCACGAGTTGTCTCTCGATGCCCCTCGTTCGTGTCCATAATGTCCTGGTCTGGACATCCCTTCTCTACTCGCCGATAACCCCTTAAGGCGCAGTGGGTTGGGCGAAAATCAGCAACGATGCACGATCGACTATATGCCGCCGGAGTTACGCCAGGGCCGCAGGTTAACATATTATGGCCGGGAAACACGTCCATGCGAGGCTGGTGCTCGGTGCATAACCCAGCCCCCCACGCACCCGAACGTGCATACGGGTCGGGAGGGGTCTGGTCGCAACTCGAAAAATGGGAATAGAGCGAAGGGTTATGCGCGGGGCGCGAGGTCAACGCTGCGGGTTGAAATTTTCCGCAGATTCTCGCTTCTGGTGCTTGGCACTCAGGAACACCGGCTCGGCCGAGTCCGGGATCACCGCGACCACCACCTCGTGTCCGGGGCACAGTCTGGGTCCAAGCTCAGCCAACAGCTCCTCCATCGTGTGGATCTCCTCGCCCGCGTACAACCCCCCGATCTTGCCGGCGATGATGGGCAGCTCCCGCGGGTGAGCATCATCGCCGAACCCAGCCGCAGTTCGAGGCCCGTCGCCGTACATCGGGATCGGCACGGCACACAGATATTTGCCCTGGCCATCGTGCGTAAGAATGTCGCGTGTTGCCTCGTAGCACTTGTCACAGTATATGTAGTTTGTGACGAATGATCCGCGCTCGCTCATGGCGTTTCTCCCATCGTTGTCCCGTCCGTGTCGGTGTTGGGCGCCGGCCCCAGCCGCTCCCACCCATGCTCGTGCGACCACCGCAACGTCAGCACCCCCGCGGCGATGGCGATTCGGCACCCGTGTTCCGTGCCCCCTCGTGCGTTCGGCGCCAGCCCCTGCCACTCGCCATCGTCCTTGAATACGAGCCACAGGTCGGGGCGAGGGACCTTGTCCAGAATCCGCACGTTGCGCTCACGTCCGGCCGCCTGGTTGTAGTGTCCGTTCGCGTCGTACCATTCGGCCGGCATCGGATCGTTGGTCACGCCGCCGAGCACGAACCTGGCCACGAAGTCCGCGGCACTGTCAGCCCCTCGCGCCGCGCCATGCCGCACGGTCATCGGATAGCCACGTGCCACACTTCGCACGCGCAGGTCGATCAGTGCGTTCTCGATCGGCGCTCGGTCAGTCCAGCGCCGTGACCCAGCAACCACGACCACACGCACGTCCAAGTCGCCGGTCAGATCCAGCAGCCTCAGACTGGCTTTGGCTGTAGCTGTGGCCGTCTCCGCCTGGATTTGTGCGTACGACTTTGTCGGCTCTTGCCCATCCCGTGGCAGACTGGTGTTGAATCCGTCTTCGTCGAGGTGCCCGTAGCCATCGCCCTCCAGTGTTAGGAATCTCATCGTTCCAGCTCCTTGCCGTCCGGGACAGGCGCGGGGCTCGGGCATCTTTCCCATTCATCGGCCTGCTTCCACATCCGCACCATGTTCACGCAGTCGAGCGCATCACGCAGCCCGGCCAGTGCCTTGTCTGCCGTGTTGGCCGGCACTCGCACCGTTACCCGATCGGCCACTGCCACCGCCCGCCACCGCATCACTTCTCGGCTAGCCACGTCACCACCTACACCCTCGATCCAGCGTTCGAGCGCAATCCCGTCCAACTCCCACATCACCTCGATCTTTGCCATAGTCCAGCTCCTTTTACCGTTCGGTCTTGCTCCGGGTTGACTTCCACTTCCTCGGTCTCTATATACCACACTATGTCGGTTACGTGTCAACACGGCACCATCAGCCACCAATCGCGCGTTGGGCTATTTTTGTGAAAATTTTGCGAGGGAACCATCCGTGTCTAGCGCTTCTGTGTGGGCGCCGGGCTGGGCTCATGCCCCCGGGCCATTCGCCGGCCGACGCACCACGTCCACTCTCTCGCTCGACGACGTGCAATCCCTACACGCGCGCGATTCCTCACGTTGCCGCGGGCGTGGGCGGGATGGGCGTGTGTCGTTCGCCTTGTGCTACCACCCATTGTGTGTGCCGCCCGCTCACCGCTACGGTCCAGGGTTATCGTGGGTGCTTGGGTCCTTCAACGCATTGATTCCATAGGGCCTTTGTCAGTTCTATACCATTAACATATTGGCTATAACCGGCGGTGCAAGGCGTACAATCCGAGCGAATTTCCGTACGCACCGAGCATGCACCGAGCGAATTAGGCGCACGGTGCCAGGGTTTGCCGTGTCGGCGCCGATCGGTGGGCGTGCTGGCTCGTTTCGCGGGGCGAGAGGGCCCCCGTGGATCACTGACAAGGCAACCCCCGTCCCAGACTCGGCCGTAGGTGGAGCGGTGGGGGTGGTGGGGGGGGGGGGGTGTGGTGGGTGCGACAAATTGTCCCAGTGCCCCATTGTGCCGCGACATTTTGTCCCACCCCGCCCATTGGTTCGAGGTGACCGTTCCAAAAATGGACCAGGCCTGTTCCAAAAATGGAACGGTTGGGGGTCGATTGTTCCGAAAGTGGAACGCTGAATGTGTGTTACGTGTATTGACGCGGCATGCTGACCTGGGCTAGCATCCGGGGATAGGAGGAACACACGATGCGCACGATGCCTAACGCCAAACGAATAGATGCTCCCAAATACCTCATGGACGGTGAGGCGATCCAAGTGTCCTATTACCTAGAGGCTAAGGACAAAGCCGAGCAACTCAAGAAACAGTATCCGTATGCACAGCCCGAGGAAATGGGACGCTGGTACGCCGTAAGGCTCAACTAGGCAAACGGCCCGACAAACGTCCGACACCAGAAGGGACAATGCCACCATGACAACGGCACAATGGAACCGCCGGCACAGCAGCTATCCAAGCGTCAAAGCCCTATGCGCGGCGTTCCCGCACCTAGACCGGGATCGAGCGCAAATGATCCGCAATAGCATGCGGGAAAAGCATCCACGCCACGCCATGGACGCAATCGACGGATTTCTCGGGACACATGGCGTCGAATACATTCCGCGAGGCCATAACGCGAAAAGCCCGGCTATTGCCTATTGCAATGCGGGCGATACGTACGGCACTACTATTCTGCTTGTCAATGGACGGTATCGCATCGGGGCGTGGGGCGATATCGTGGAACGTGGCAGCTACGACTAGCACGACACGACAAACGACGGACACGGCACGGACACGAAAGGACAAACGACCATGAGCACAATCGATCTCAGCGAAACGGACAAGCAGATTCTGGCACGGCACAGCCCAGGGGTGCGCGGGCGTGCGCTGATAGAGTTGCAAGTAGTGGACGCGCTCATCCGGGCCGCGCAAGAGGCAGAGTATCGGCTGGAGATTGCCGACCTGGAGGAAGACTATCCGGACATGGTGACTCCGAACGATTTCAAGCTGGCCGTCTTCAATTTGGACGACGCCATGATCAACGTCTACAACAGCCCCGGGGCGGAAGAGCCGTTTGGGTGGGTGCGTCTGGTGTTCGGCAATGATGGGTGGGACCTTGTGTCAGACTACAGCGTCAACCTAGAAGCGTTTCTGGCCCCGGTGCAAGTCGTTGCCGACTTCTGGGGCCAATAGGACCCGAAAGGACGCAAACGACCATGAAACCAGTAACGTCATCTCCCCGGCCGCACTCGGAAGGGTATGCGGTCAACGTGTATGCCAGTGAGTCAATGGAAATCAAGCTGGCGCAAGTATACGGCGCCACACCAGCAGAGGCGGAGGACCGGGCCGGAATCGTACGGGCGGCGTTTCAGCGTGCTTACTCGGAATGAGCCACGCGAAAACGGCCCGCTGTGCCGCACGGATTGCCGACTCGCCTACCCTGGCCCGTCGTCCGCGAGCGTAGGAGGGCCATCGCACGGCGCAAACGGGGCGCAGGTGGCGCGCGATGGGCGATCGGCGATTCCGGACAAAACGTTCCGGCAAAAAGGGTGGGGAAGGAATGTTGACGTGGGGATACCCACCTGCTAGGCTGGGTGAGCATGAGGGATTAAACGGACAAACGATACAGGGACCACGCCGCGCAATGCGACATGCTGGACCAGAAAGAGGAGGATTGACCATGGACCCTAACGCGACGATTCGAGAGCTTAACAGCCACTACGCGGGAACTGGCACAGGCTATCCCGTCACAGAGCTTATGCACGCACTGTCAAACTGGACACACGAGGGCGGGTTTCGGCCCACGGAGAAGCTCACGGACAAAGCACGGCGCGCGATGGTCAAGGCGGGCTATGGGTCGACGGTTCGCAACTTGGAGGGGGCGAATTAGCCATGAGCGACACAACGGACAAGCTGATAACGTTGGACAAATTCACCCGCGCCTATCTGGGGTGTGCTCTGTGGGCGTCAAACGACGAATCCGACGAGTCGGGTGGCGAGCCGCTCGACAAAAACTACGGCGTGGAAGACTTCGCCCCCGAAGCGCTGGACCGCGCTATCGCTGACTGCAAGGCCTTTCAAGAAGCCAATGCTGACGATATCTACAACGCGGCATATTACGGCGCAGGGTCCGGCGAATGGTCCAACGATGAACGGGCCGGGCATGATTTCTGGCTCACGCGCAACGGCCACGGCACGGGATTCTGGGACCGGGGGCTGGGGGAAATCGGCGAACGGCTGGACAAGGCGGCGCGGGCGTTCAGGACGTGCGACGCGTACTTGGGCGACGACGGGCAAATTTACTTCACATAACAGGAAGGGGAACGTCATGGAGTACGTCGAAAAGGATTGCGTTTTCACGTCGCCGAATAGCTGGCGGAAGTTTGAGGCCGGTGGCGCCGTCGTAACCCCGGACCTCTGCGTTGGCTACCTCAAGAATCCGGAAACGGAGCTTACGGACCGCGTGCTAGAGCGTGTAGGGGCGCGCGGCGTTCTCACGGACTGGCACGGAAAGTCGCTGGGGACGTACAAGATTGTCAGCGTTTGGCGTACACCACAGAGCACGGTTTCGAGCGTGATGTGCCAAGTTGAGGCGGAGGTGGACGGGGTGCTGTACACGGGCCGGAGCGCTGGGTACGGCATGGTGTTCAAGGGCAAGCGCAAGGCGCAGCAGCCCGAACGCGCGGGGGAGTGAGCTTTCACCCTAGCCTGCCCGCCGCATGGCGCACGACGCACGATTGCGCGCGCACGATGGGCCGGGTCTGGGCGAGTGCTCAATCCAGAGCGCAAGCACATCGAAGGGAGCGAGACAATGAAAGCATTCAACGTCTACCGTAACGGCCGTTTGGTTGATACAGTTTTCTGGAACGACAAGGCGGACGGTGGGGCGCCAACGACGGCGGCCCAGGTCAAGGAATCGCTTGTCAATCACGACGGATATGCGTCGGACATTAAAGTCTGCGCGGCAATGGAGAAGAATCATGGAAAACCTACCACTAACAACTAAAGACGCTGAGCTGGCGCATTCCTTGGCCGTCTCGCAAGGGATGTATGGGACGCCCCCGTTTGTGAAAGTCATGAATCCGGGAACGCTAGAGGGGCGCGTTTTCGTTAAAGCGGAGTGGGACGGTAAGCGCTTGTCCATAACTGGCGTAGATGGCCCCATGCATAACGGCGACGCACGCGGCGGGTGCGGTCAAATTAGCCTTAAAGATGCTCTCCCCGTGAAGCCCTGGACCGCCGAGATGATTGCGCGGCTCGCCGAGATCTGGCATCGTTGGCACTTAAACGATATGCGTGCCGGATGCGAGCACCAGCGTGCGGAATTCGACGCAGGGAGGATGCTGGAGCTGCAAGAGTTGACATGGGGTGACGCGTACAACAAGGCAAGGGGGCGCGCCGTTAGTGGCGAGATGACACCAGGCGAGTATCGGGAGCACCAGCGCCGTACCGTGATCGTCGAGCGCCTAACGATTGCCATGGATCGGCCAAAGCATCCCGACCTGTGGGGCGAGGACGGCGAGGAAATGTTGCGGGCTGATATGGTGAAGCTCGGGAAAAGGGAAGTCAGGGCGGCCGGATGGGTGAGTTACAGGGAGCACCCAGAGGGCTTGCTGTCGCGCACCTGCCCAACCTGCGGATATCGCTATGGCACGGCGTGGCTCCATGAAGATGTGCCGCCGGAGGTGCTAGAAGAGATCAAAGCGTTCCCGGACGCGCGGATTACTCCGGCGTGGATTTAGGCGGCCTTGACGGCGAGAGCATCGCGCCTGGCCCTCCGCTGGGCGCCTGAAGCTAACAGCGCCACAGAGCGCAGAAAGTGAGAACGTCAAATGAACGTCACAAGCAAAACCGCCAGTACCTACGACCTCGCCGAAGCCGCGCGCATGGCCGCGCAAGAAGTGGGCGTCCGTCTCTACAACCTGCGCGACTCAGGCCGTGGGATCGCCTTCACCCTCAAAACGGGGGAGCCCAGCGAACAGCGCACGGACTGGCGCGGCAAGCTCCGGTGGGCGCCTAAGTACCAGCGCCAAAGCCAGCGCGAACGCGTGAGCACGGCCAGGGGGCACGAAGGGGAAATGTTTTACCCAACGATCCCGGGGGCGGTCTGCTGGCATGGACATCGCGATTTTTTACGCGCGCTCTATGCCAGGGTCCCCGACGCCAAGGTCCGCACGGCGTTTACGACGTACCAGAACGCCGCGCATTTCGAGGCGACGTATCGCGACACCTACGACGGGCCGCAACGGGACGCCAGTCCCAAAAACCAGGGGTTTGCTAGTTACGCCCGGCCGTATCAGGACGCATGCTCCTGCGATGAGGGGGGCGTCTAGATGCCTATCACGAAGAAGCAAGCGGAGAAGGAGGTCAACTTTGCGCTGGCCCAGTTTGACATGCGAATTCAAGCGATTGCCAACCGAGTTCGCGAGGAGCGCGTGATTTCAGCATGCCGCAGGATCGGAGGGAGCTTTTCGTCCGGCATGGGCACGTTTGGATTCTACGACCACAGCGGGAGTCCCATCATGGAATGGGAGGCCGGCCCGTTTCGCCTGGAATCGGTGCTCGAAGTGCTAAACCTGGAGATCACGCACGGTCGTTACCTGGGAGACTGGGTGCTCGACGTGCCGCGCGTAGACCGTTGAAGCCAGGTCCGGACCCACACGCCGCACGGGTCCGGGCTCCGCTTGAGCGGCCCGCGCAAAGGGCCAGAAAGGGAAGGCACTATGTCTGCACAGTCGCGCCGCAAGTCGTGGCGGAAAAGAGTCGAGCGCCGCTATCCGTGGATGACTGGGGGGCTTCGATGGGTCAACGGGTTTTTGTGTGACCGGAACGGGGCCCCGCTGGTGCTGGTGCGCAACCAGCCGCCGCGCATTCTCAAGAGGGGGTGAGCCGTGCTAGAAGCCTATCCATTATGTGCGTGCGGACATCGACACGACCACCACAGGCACCACGAGCCAAAAGGGTGCTACCAGTGCGAAAAGTGCCAAGGGTACGAGCCGTGCGGGGGTGCAATGCGAGATACGCTGTACGGGGAGCTTCCTGCACTGGGACCTAATCTAAACTCGCCGATCATGGAAGCAGCACAGGAAGCCGACTGGCAACAAGTGGCATTGAACGGCGGTCCTCCGTGTTTTCACCTGGAGGGGAACGTGGTGCCGCGGCTCTGCCTGCGAGCCAGAAGATGGGCAGGGCACGACACGGACCACACGTATGTGTCGTTGGGTGACTTGCTGAGCCGTGCGCTGGGACCTAATCTAAACTCGCACGACCCTGGCCTCGACGAGCGCCTGGCGGGATTCGCCGACGCTGAGGGCTTGGTGCTCGCGATGTTGGACGACATGGCCGAGAAAGAACGAGCGAAACCGCCGGAGCTTTTTGCTGTTCGCAACCCGACACGGGCCCAGGTGCTCGATGAGCTGTCGCTGGCACTGCGTATGGGGCAGCACCGTGCCGCCGAGTACGGGGACCCCGACCTCGCGCGCCGGCTCGAACGGGCGCACCAGCAAATGGCGAACAGCGCGGATCGAGGGCGCCGTGGTGGGAAAAAGGCGAGCGCTGGCATGACGAAAGCCGAGAGGGTACGAAAGGCTAAACTGGCGGCTGAGGCCCGATGGGGCAAGCGCCGCGACACAACCACGAAGGAGGGCTCACTGTGAGTCAGCACAAATGGATGTTGGACAACTGGACCTATACGATCTCCGAAAACAGCCCAACCACCGTAGTGGTTTCGGCCAATGACGGATCGGGCATGGGAAGGCTGTACGTGCCGAGCGAGGTTGGTCGAGAGATGCTCCGTCTGGCCCAAGAGCACGAAATGCAAAACGCCGAGGAGGAGTCCCGGCAGGCGTGGCGTAAGCGTGCTAAGAAATGGGAGGCCATGCTGGTCGCTGTAGCCCAAAAACTGGAACGATGGGCAGCAGAATCGAAGGTTGGGGGCTGGTCCACCCATCAAGTCAAGCCACAGCAAGATCTGGCCGCTGAAATCTTCATCGAATTGGGCCGTGCGAGGTTCCAATGAGCGCCTTCAACCACGACATTATCCAACAAATTGCTGCTTTGCACGCGCATAACGTATGCTCGTACCTGCGCGGGCGGCTCAACGCGCGCGTCGTAGAACGTCTGGCACCAGCGAACGACGGGCACGGGCTGACACGATACCGGCTCGTGTTCCGGGCTCGTGGGGCAAGCGCAAACGACAAAACTGGGCACCGCGAATGGACGGGGACGCTGCCCGAGATCTGCCGGGAGTACGGGCTCGATATCGGGCGGGTCGTGGAGCAATGCCGATGAGCACCGGCTAAACACTGGGACCTAATCCAAAACACGAAAGGGGACAAGATGAAAATTCACCTGCTCAAGGAAGGCGCAACCTCAAAGCTCGATCTCTTTATTGATGGGATCTCATCGGTCGAAGAGCTGCGAGAGGCTGTGGGGGCTTTGGGGCTCACGGACCAACTCGACGACGAGGGAAAGATCATCGAATCAGATTTTGGATCGGCGGAGCCGTCACCTTCGACCTTCACTCGAATCAACGACCTGGCCCAGGGAATGATCGTTCGGCATCGGGGGCTCGGAACCCGCTACGCGATCATGGGTGTCTATGGGGATCATGCAACGGGAATTTGGACCTGTGACATCTCAAACCCCACCGAGTGGGAGATCGTCTACAGGCCCGGGCACTCAGCCTGATTGCCTAGCGCCAAACGCCGGCTTCGACAGCTCGCAGGAGCGCTCTTAGTCGGCGTTCTCTTTCCTCTAGCCGTGCATCTAATTCCGCCACGACCCCCCGCATGGCCCGCGCGTGCTCGCCCAACACTCCCTCCTGCCCCTCCAGCGCGGCCATCACAGCGACGACGCCCAACGTGCTCGACCCGATCCCCAACCGTCCAGCCAGGTCGTGCAGCTCGGTGTGGACGTACTCCGGAGCCTTCCAACGCCGTTTCTCGCCGCCCATCGCGTACGTGGGGTCTGAGATCGTGAACTTAAAACCCCGGCGCCAGGTCTCGATCGTTTCGGCGGCAATGACATTGAGCTGGTCGTCGTTGTCCAGGTCCGCGAGCACGTTGCACAGGCTCTGAGCGGCCGGCAACCCCGCGTATCGCGCGAGCCCAGCGAACAGCAGGCACGACAACGCCGCGGCCCAATCGGCCCGGTGGGTGCGGTTCCGGGCCAGGACCCGGCGCAGGTTGAGCGAGAGGTAGGTGGGGAAGCCGTGCAGCGTGACCAGCTCTTTGGGTGAGGTGGCGTGGGCGTGCGAGGCCTGGCGCAGGTCGTCGAGCAGGGAGTAGTTGGCGAGGGGGTCCGAGGCCGCGTGGTCCGGGTGGAACGAGGGGATCAGGGGAGGGGGGAGGGGCTGGGGCGGGAAAGCGAGCACAGGGGCCAGGGACGAGGCAGTGGGCGGGGAGGCAATGAGCATTGACGATTGGACTGTTTCGACGGCGGCCTGGGCTTTGGGCATGGCGAAGACCCTCAAGATAGAACAGGGCGTACAGGTTACAGGGCGAACACGGGCGCTGCTTGGGTGCTGCAAAGCCTTATTGTAGCAGGGTTTCGGGCTGGGGATACCCGACAATGATTTCCGGAACGAGATGGGTGTTGACGGGGTGGGGATGCCCTGCTAGGCTCGGGTCCAATGAGTGACTCCAGCCCATCGCACGTCAACCGCGTCAAGGTCCAGTTCTGGGTCCCGGCGGAAGCTGCCGGCGACATCGAACGGTGGCGTGAGGTCGCGCAGGCACAAGGGATGGAGCTGGGGCCCTGGTTGCGGGAAACAGCCAACTTCGCGGTCGATCAGGTCGCACGGAAACGGAGGGCTTCAAATGCTTAACATACGAACGCTGTTGCGGCTTGAGAAACGCACGGCGCAGCTCCGCGATCTTTATTCTCTGGCTTCAGCGCCAGTGCATCGAGCGCAAAGACGCCACCCGAAGTGCAATCTTTGCGATCTTCCCATTGAACCTCGCCAGAGCTTCTACGACCGAGGAACACGTAAGGGGCACGAGGACTGTGTAGATAGGGCGGTTGAGGCTCTTTTAGTCGGAGGCGTGTTGTGACCCCCGACGAGGTGCAAACCGTCCGGTTCGTGTGCCAGTCCCTCGTATGGGGTGTGGCGATCGTGCTGGGCGTCGTGCTCCCGTGGGCGGCGTCGGCCCGGGCGCTCAGGATTCCGCGCGCGGAAGTGGGCGCGTGGGCGCCGCGCAAAGGGTGGGGCGGGGAAACAAAGGCGCCGGGCGGACGGCGGAAATCGAAAACCGCACGAGCCAAGAAGACGAGGTGCAAGGCGCCCGTGCTCGTCCCGACTGCGGTGGCGCCCGCTGCACCGGCGTTCGTGTGGGACCAGGACGCGCTCGATGCTGTCGCCGCGTGCCGGAGCCTGGGGTTCAAGGACAAGGAAGCGCGGGCGGTGGTCGAGGAGTTGCGAGGGAAAGAGCCTGGCGCTGATTGTGGGAGACTGGCGAAGATGGCAATTGGCCGACTTGGAAGGAGCTAACTCCATGGCACAGCTGGAGCCTCGCGCGATCAAAAACGAGCTACTCGAATGGAGTCTTGGCCTTTGGGCCCATTCGATCAAAAAGGAGGGCGAGCTTTTCCGATGGACAGGCGCTTTTCACCAGCCGAGCAGAAACGGAGGAAAAGTGCAGGTTGTTGATTTTGGGCTCATTTCTCAGGGGGCTTTCACTGCCATTTATGATCTGCTCCGAGGAATCCGCACGATTCTTGAGAAGAGGAGCGAAAAGTGAAAGTACTCTATTTTTTGCAGGTCCGGCAGTCGATCATCCGACAGATCGAGGGCTTCAAGGTTCTCGACAGGCTGGCACCGTGCGGATGCCTCGATCGCCGCGCTCAGATACTCGCTGCGGACGCTAGGCTTGAGAAAATCGAGGCCCGGCTCAAGTGAATCCCGTTGACCTCGGTCTCCCGTCGCGTTTTCCCTCGTTCCGGACGTATGCCGGATTCGATCAACTGGCCGTGGCCCAAGAGCTGGCGGACAACTTCGCGGACACGGGTCTCGTTGGCGGGGTGTTCCACCGATTCCAGATGCTGCAAGCAGCGACTGGCAGTGGGAAAAGTTTAACAAGCGCGACCGTGGCCGCACTGCTTGCTCGCGAAAAGGCCCAACATACACCGGACGAACCGTTCCGTTGGCTCGTGCTCACCGGCACGAAAGGGCTCCAGGCGCAGTACCTCGACGATGGTCTCGCCCAGTGCTCCGTCGTCGGCCATCGCAACTACCCCTGCATGCCCGCCTTCCGCCCGGGAATGGTATCGGCCGAGGACCCGGACGATCCCGAGTTCCGGTGCGCGGCGTTCCCCCGGGACACCTGTGGATATCTCAAGGACACAACCGCGGCAAGGGAATCGTCGGGCGTGGCTGGTGTCGTCGGAAACTACGCCCACTGGCTGAGCCTCGGTCGGTACAGCGATCCGCGGCTGCTCGGGGATTTTGACCTTCTGGTGTGTGATGAGAGTCACTCGGCGGGCGAGTGGTTGACCCGCTCTATGCAGATCTACTTGAGCCCCTTCGCGATTGGCAAGCTTTTCGGCACCAACATCCCGTACCGGATGCCGGGTCACGCGAAGATCGAGGACTGGAACGAGTGGTTCACCGAGCTGGCTGAGAAGGTCGAGGAACGCTACCAGTACCTCGCGATGGCGAAGGATGCACAGGGGGCACGACGTGCCGAACGCCTGAGCCGTGAGCTGGCACTGTTGCGAATCGCCGCGAGCCCCGAAGACCGTGACTATCAACAATGGGCCGAGCCTTGGGTCGTGATCCCACAAGACCAGCGGCCGGGCTGTGTGTTCTCGCCACGATGGGGCAGCGACTTCGCCGAGCGCTACTTGTTCCGCAGCATCCCACGGGTGTTGTTGACGAGCGCCACGGTCACGCCGCAACACGCCAAGCAATTGGGAATCCCGGCCGACGAGATGCGTTTCCGTGAAGTGCCGAGCCCGTTCGACCCACGCCGGCGCCCTGTTGTGTACATCCCTACGACTCGGGTCGATTACCGGATGACCGATGGACAACGTTGGCTCCTGATGCGTCGCATCGACCAGGTCATCGAAGCCGCGATTGAGCTGGGTGCAGGCAACGGGCTGATCCATTCGGTGAGCTATGAGTGGGCCGAACAGATCAAACGGGATTCGGCGTACTCGGCGGCCATCCTCACCCACGCGAGGGACTCAGCCGACTATCAGCGCGTGCTCGAACAGTTCAAGGCCATGGGCCGGGCTGGACAGTTCGCCGTGATCTGTTCGCCCAGGATGGTCGAGGGTGTGGACCTGCCGGATGTGCTCTGTGCCTGGCAGGTGATTGTGAAGTGCCCAACGCCGAATTCGCAGGAACCGCTCGAAGCCGCACGGAACAAGGACCAAGGCTACCGGAACCTCGTCGTGGCGATGAAGGTCACGCAGATGTTGGGCCGGCCGGTGCGTGGGCTTGGGGACTATGCGACGACGTTTGTGTTCGACGACCACTGGGGCCAGCACGTCAGCCGAGAGTGTCCGTTCGCCCAGTGGGTGCGGGCGGCGTTCAAGACGGTGCGGCCCGATGACGTCGGAAGGGTGGATATCGGGAGAGAGCTGTTGACTCGGGATAAAGTTGAGAAGTTGGGGCAGGCGCCGGTCGTGGCTGTCCCGCAAATTGTCCAGTTCATTCTGCCATAAAAAGGAGAGGAAATGTCGACTAAATTCAACTGGCGAACGCCGTTCGAGAGTGATCGAGTGCCGTTTCGTGACACCAACAACGCCCATTTAGAGGAGGCGCTCAACTCCGCACGAAACCAGAACGAGATCCTTGGCAACATGCTGGCCGAGGCTTTTGGCCGAATCAAACGACTCGAAAAACTCGCAAGACATGGCCGGCAGGGAGTTCCTCTCGGCCCTGTTACGGATAACCCTCATGTCGAGGACTAGGGAGAATTCAATGGAGCTGTTTACCGCAGAAGAAGCGTTTATTGAAGCCCGGTGGAAGCGTCGAGATTTTGGCGCAACGGACGCCGACAACGTTGGGGCCGTTGGCCCTTTGCGTGGTGAGCTGCTTGGCCTGCTGGACGTCATCAAACAAACCGCCAGCGAGGGCCGGACCTTCATCGACCTGGAAAAGCCCAAACCTGCGATCTGGCGTGCTCTTGAGCATCTCGGCTACAATTTCCAGGCCTTCAAGGAAAGCGATAGCTATGTTCGGTTGCACTGGGGCCCGTGCGTGGCTACGGATACCTACGACAAGGAAATGCGAGAGCGCCGAGAGATCGGTTACTATACCGGCATTGGCCGGCCGTTCGATCCCGTGTAAAACCAACGTCCGCGAAAGGAGATCTATCTTGCCAAAGGCAAAAACGTCCACTGCACAAGCACCAACGCCAACCGCCGGAGCCGTCACATCCGGCGCCGCCGCTTCTGCACCCATCACACCGATGGGATTCGCCGGAGCCCCTCCCGGCGCACCCCCGCCCGTGATCCCGTCGTTCGATCCCGATCAGGCCGTGAGCGTGGGTCGTGCCAACAACTTCAACGGGCGCGTGATCTCACTCCTCGCGACCCCCTGGCTCGTCGAAAAGGACATCAAGGGCAAAGGCAAGATCAAGCTCTACGAGCTGTCAGCCGAGCTGAAGATCCTCGCCGACGATCACTCGCTGGGTCAGGACGGGATCGTGACCGAGTACCTCAAGATGGACCAGTTGTCGCAGTTCGTGCCCAGCCGGGTCGACCCGTACTGGAACCCTCAAACCAACCAGTGGGTGTACACGCCGGCCGGCACCGTGGGCGGGCAACCGGCAACTCTCGAAACCTATCTCGCGCTCGCCAACGGCCAGAACGGGTTCCCGAGCAGTGAGATGGACCCGGCGACGGGCCAGCCCAAGTGGGCGCACACTCCGCCCGAAGACTGGAAAGGTTTCTTCGTGATCCCGGGTCCGGCCTGCGCGCGCACCGGGCTCATGAAAGGCACGAAGTTCCAGCACTTCACGAGTGAGTTGAAGCGGTTGGGGTATCGCACGATGGCGCCGCACATCAACTGGGCCGACTTCCGGCAGTTCCTCGTCGGCGTGTATGGGACGTGGGTGCGGCTGCCGTTCACGTTCACGGGGGGCACGGCTCCGGCGGGAAGCGAGAAAGGTGGATCAATCGAGACCCTGTGCCTCACGCAGGTGCTGGATCTGGGGCCGATTTCGGGGGCTGGCGGGCCGCAGCAGCCCCAGGCAGGGAATCCGGTGTCGGTCGCGGCAGTGCCCGTGACCCCGGCGCCCGTCGTTGCCACACCCGCTCCTATTCCTGCTGCTGTTCCGGCGGCTCAACCCATCGTGGCAGGGGGTGTGACGACCGGCCTTACTCTCGAAGCCGAAAACCCCGAAGTCTCCCAAGCGGCCAACGAAATCCTTACGGCTCTGGTCGCCGCCAAAGGGCAGGTTGGAATCCAAGAGGCCGGCAACCATCTTTACGAGACGCTCAACCAGCGTGGGCTCAATGGTGGCAAGGGCCTGATCCTCATCAACAGTCGTGACGATGCCGGGTGGATGGTGGGGGACAACCGCACGTTCGCGTTCGATCAGGCAAAGGCGATACTGCTCCCTTTGAGCTAGACGGGGCCGAAAAGCGCGGGGTTCCGGGGCCGCCAGCGGGACGTGAAGGAATGGGTGGGCTTGGGCAACTGGCGGCGTTCGATCAACAAAAGGAGGATCACCATGAAGCGCAAAGAGAAGTCGAACGCTCAAGAGATCAAAGCCTCGCGGAAGCGGGGGTTTCGCGGCGTCTCGGTTCCGTGTTGTGGGGGCCGGGCGCTGATAAACTCGCACAGCGCGATCGTCAATGCCCAGCGGAGGTCGGTGTAGGACCAACGTTGGCGGTGTATCAATCAACATATGAACCGGAAGGAGCACCCGATGACCGCAGCGGAACACATCATGGCGATCCAGAGGGATTGCAATCCGGGCAAAATGGACAGCCACACAGCGCTGGAGTTCTTGGGGGATATCGTGTCAGCACTGGAGGCGTCGATCGAAGCGCTGGAGGACGAGATGAGCGAGCAGGACGAGGAGGATGGGGCGTGAGCAGAGCCAACGCACTGGGCGAGCAGGGCCTGCACATCGTCAAACGTGCTGGTGAACAGTCCCGCGAGATCGATCGTGCAGCGCGACGTGCCCGAGTCGAGGAGCTGAGCACACGGCCGACGCCGGGCACCTCGAACCTGCTCACCGAAAACCGGCCGCTCGACGAGGAGCATCACGGTGTCAATCGCGAAGGAAAGCCCGGGACGATCCGGGTTTACGATCTGGTCGGGGCCGCGCCGATCCATTGGTTTCGGCCTCGGGCAGGGGACAGAAAGGACAAGTAGCATCATGGCTCAACACACGTTCACGTCGGGTCCGCCCGACGACCAATTCACAATCCCTCTCACGCCGCCAGCCGGCGCCACCGCTCTTGTGATCCGCGCCGTGCTGCACCGGCCGGCCAACGACACCACGAACGCCACGTATCGCCTGCTCCACCTGCGCCGCAAGGGAGTCGCGCGCATCCCCATGGCCGAGATCTGCGAGCTGCTCCTCAACAACTCGACGGGCGTGTTCACCGTGGCGTTCTCGGGGTTCGGGCAGAAAAAAGCGCACACGCAGCCGCAGCACCTGGGCAAGGTCCAGGGCCAGGACATCCCGGTTGTGGTGACGGTGCCTCTGCCGGGCGCGCCGACGATGACGGCCTCGATCGCGGTCGGGGGGCTCTCGGGTTCGGCGATTCCTGACGTCGCCACCATGCAGAAGCAAGACAACTCGGGTCCGGTGTGGGCGCATGGCGACGAGCTGGAGCTGGTATCGGGATTCGAGGGTGAGGGCGATCTCAAGCCCCCGGCCGGATGGACGATGACCTGGGCCGATGATGGGAGCGCCGTGCAGTGGGTAGGGGCAGCCGGAACGAGCACGGCACCCACGCCAACGCCGACGCCTACGCCTACACAACCGGCGCCAGCTCCGTCACCAACTCCAGCCCCAGTTCCCACGCCCGCTTCCGCGACGCCGCCGCCGCCGTCGCCCACGGCCGATCTCAAGTCCCAGCTCGTCACCGATCTCAAGGCCCTGGCTCTCAAATACGGCACGGCCGAAGCCCAGGCCGCGGGCATCGACCCGTTGTGGGTGTTCTTCATCGAGGCCCTTCTGACGAAGGTGAAGGTGTAGGGCCATGGGTGATCTCGGGCGAGCATTATATGATCGCGGATTCGTGCAGGTTCGGTACATGGACACGAGCGCTGGACACCCAGGAACGCTCATAGCGAGACCTTTCCTGCCGGGCGGCGAGACGCCAAAGATGCGCTACGGCACTGATCTTAAGATGATCGAATACCTGCCCAACCAGTACACGGGGAGCCACAGCACGGCGAGCCCAGGCAGGCCGGGCAACTTCATGGCGACGTCGCTCGTGTACCAGGTGTTCGCGAAGATGGGTCAGACGGTGACGCCGGACGTGTGGGACCTGTTGGACCTGGATATGGTGTGCCGGCCGGACGGGTACTCGGCGACCTGGTGGGTGCTCGATCAGGCGATGGCGTTGGGGTTGGCCGCGCCGCCAGTGGCAGTGCCCGTGGTCGATCCGCCGGCTCCAGTCGTACCTCCCGTGCTTCCGGCGCCTCCTCCGGTGGCGGTGCCGTCTACGCCGACCACAGGACTCAGCACGCCCGAACAGCGCGTTGACGAACTGTGGGCATGGATTGGGCAGCAGTGGCCGATCGTGCGACCGGTCGCGATACAGGCACTCAAGATGTTTCGGAAGGCGGTTGGCAAGTGAGAGTTGCCGGCGCTGTTCTTTGTCTGCTGCTCGCACTGGTCTGTCTTGGGTCGTTCGGGGCGCAGGTACTGGTCTCCGTGGAGCCTGTCGTCGGCCGAGTGATCTTCGCGGTCATCGACCTTGCCGGCGCTATAGCCTGGAGTGGGCTCGGAATCCGACACTGGAGGAAGGGCCGCTCGTGACTGCTCCCGCTCGCCTGATCCGCGAAGGCTTCCCGGCGCTCTTGCCGCAAGACAGAGCGCCGGGACGCCACCTTTCCGACATCACGCGCGACATCTGCGCCGGGCTCGGCGACTTCGACCCGGACGGTGACCCGCCAATCCAGCTCATGCGGCTCGGGCTGACGATGGAATGGGGCCTCTCGTTTCAACTCATGCACCACTATCCCGGCCGATACTTCCGGACTTGGAATCCAAAATGGGAGTGTTGGCAGTGCGGGCTTCAGGTCCAAAAAGACGGGATCTGGATGAACCTCGATCTTCTTAACCTGGGCGAAGAGCCCGGTGTTGCGATTGTCGAGGACGCCAAGATGACCCGTAAGAGCAAGAAACATCCGCACGACGAACAGTTGGCTGGCGGTGGGCTTGCATGGGGCCCGAAGTGGAGAGAGGCGTGGATGAGAGTGGCCGGGTACTGCTGGGCTATCAACGCCAGAGTCGGACGGTTGTGGATCGCAAATGTTTTCGATTACTCGGAACGGTTCGGGGGAGATGTGACGGCCGGCTGTTGGGAGAGACGGTGGGATACGCCGGAAGGGGAAAAAGAGCTTGAGCAAAATTGGGGCGTGATTGTGCGGCACGAAAGGACCATGGCGCCATGCCAACGCTAGCCAATAAAAAATCATTCCAGGCCAAAGTTGTTGAGAGAGTCGAGGACTGTCTAAATGGGCGGTCTGGGCTCGGATGGGACAACCTTGACGAGGAGACACTACAGTCTGTCCGTGACGAGGTTGGGTACGAGATCTGTCGGACCATTCGCGAAGAGTTGGACGATAGGATTATTGACTTGCTGGAACTTCCATAAACAGCACTTACCAAGAGGAGGTCTCCCGTGTTGAGAGAGTTTTCTGTTCGACTCTGCACCAGCACACCAACCAACGACGGATACCAGTTCATCGTGCCCGTGCGCGCCGGGACGCCAGAGATGGCCGAACGGTACGCCAAGAAGTTTATCGAGGAGTTCTATGGGGTGACGGTCAAGCACACGATCGTTCGGTACAAAGGGAGAGCGCTGCCGACCTGGTGCAGCGGCCAGCGGGTCAAGCGGACGGCGCCGATCAAGGCTCCGCAGAAGCCGACTGTTGCACAGGTCCAGCGAATTAACCTGCGAGAAACAGCGAGCAGGGCACAGGTGGCGGCGTGATAACCTCAATCACAACCATGGACCCAACAACCGGCATTCGGCGCACGGTGTCGCTCGCGGGCTCTGGCCTCAACGGCACGCACCGGCATCTGGCCGTAACCGCTAAGCACCGACGTACCGAGCCGTTGATGGAGGACGGCGTGCAGATAGGCTGGCACACGGAGCACGAGCACTGGTGCTTGCAGTGGGCCGAGCGCGTTGGGTGCGGGACGAGCTACGAGCCGCCGATCGAGGAGGGGTTTCGCACGAAGCGCGAGGCCACGGAACGCAAACGGGAGATCTATAAGGAGCTTGGCTGGCAATGATCCCTCTGATAAGAGCAACTAATCACAACGCTTATCATTCGGGCGAGTGGGCTCGAATCCGTGGTCTGGTGGTCGTGAATCCGCTTGCCGAACCTGCTGGCAAGCCAAGCCAGCTTGGCTCTCGAATCTGCTATGAAGTCGAATTCATCAACGGCGATATCGACACTTGGCCAATCGAAGATCTTTCCGCAGGGTACGAATTTCAGCCGACCATTCACGACGGAAAGGGGTGCGCCTATATGATCCGAGTGAACCAGCCCCATAGCGGGCAATCCGATCCGGGGGCTGCCGATGCCCAAGGCTAGCGCGCCCTCGATGCCCGTGTCCGTGCCCGTTACCGCTGGAGGACTCGTTGGTCCTTCCCCTGGCGGCCTTGTCCCTGCCGCTGCTCGTCCGTCGTCACTGGCCGTGCCCTCGTCGCCCGGACTGCGTGCGGCCCCCAACGGCCAGCAAACTCCGGAAACGGCCGGATCCGATTTCGTGGTGCTCACTGCCCCAGCTCGCACCACAGTGGGCATGGTGTTCGCCAAAGACGGGGACGGGAAAACTTTTTTCTGTGTCAACTACTGCCCGCAGCCCGTGGTCGTGATCGGACTCGATGGTCGAGGCGAGCCCCCCATTCTCAACGCGATCCGTAGCGGTCGCAAGGTTTTCTACCTGGACGCCAGCACTCCGTTCAACGTGATGGAAATGGAGCACGAGCAGGCACAGGCCGCTGCCCAGGAATCTCTCCACCTCATCACCCGCAACTATGAGTGGGCCGTCGAGAAGAGCATCAAGGAATGGGGCAAGGGAACGCTGGTCATCGACACGACGTCGGAGTTTCGAGACATCGCCCGGACAGCGGTGCGCGGACGAGTTGACCGTCCCAACCCCAGGACCGGCGAGCGCGGGGACTTCGGCAAGTCAGACGCGCTCATCAACCGCACCATGAAGTACGTGATGGATCGGGCTCGGCAGTCTAACCTCAATCTGATCTTGTTGGCGCGGTCCAAGCCGGTGTACGAGGGGCGCGAGGACACGGGCCGGATCACGTTTGACACCGACAAGGTGTTTACGCAGGGTGTCGACTGGATTGTCGAGTACCGGAAAGTGGTGGGAATGGGAATGTTGGGCGGGTTGAGTGGGCCGATGGTTGGCGGTGGACTGGTGGGGAACGTGGGAGGTCCGGTGGCACCAAGCACAATCAGCTACGAGATCGCCGTGACGAGCCCGAAGCTGGTGCATGCTGAGACGGGCGCCGTGTACCGGCAGACCGAGTGGGAAGCAGCCGGCGTGGGTCCATTTGCCTACCTGTGCGAGAAGGTTGTGCCGGGATCAACCGTGGAGGACTGGAAATGAGCAGCGAGCTGAAACGCAAACCGCTGTGGTTACGTCTACGCCAGCGCTACCACAACTGGCGGCAGCGCGCGCTGATACGAATCGGTATCTGCCAGAATTGTGGTTGGCGGTGGGCTGGCGGCGAGCACTGCTGCAACCGTTGCTATTGGGAGTTATTGGGGGGATATTGACGTGACTGACGAACAGTTCCTACTTCTTTGCACACTTTTCATGGTATCCGACCCGTGGCCGCTGTCGTCCGAAGAGCACAGAGCAGCCGAGCAGTTTCTCGACGAGGAGGCTCAGCGCCGTGGCTGGAAAGACTGGCTGGGCGCATACCACAAGGAGCCCAAAGAGGAACATGTCGAGCCATGCTGATGCTCGACAAGCGCGACGGCTCGTACCCGTTCGCCAAGCTGGAGCCCGTGCGTTCGCTCCTCGCCCCGTGCTCGACATGCGGCGGAGTCGGCTCGATCGCCAACCAGACGTGCGGGTCTTGCCGCGGTACCGGCCGTCGCCTATCCCGCATCACCACGACCGACTCCGAAGGCGGCCCCGACGTCCTGATCGTGGGCAACGGGCCCGCCAATCGCTCCCTGCTCATCGCTGTTGAGCTGAAAGACATCAGGGACCTTCTCTCTTCCGCTCGCACCGGCCGCCTCCAGTCCGCCACCGAGGGCCAGCTCCCGGCCATGCTCGCCGACTACGACCAGTCGTGGCTGTGCTGGTACGGGGCCGTGCGCTGGGGTGAGGATGGCAACCTCGAAACCCCGGTCGGCAAGGGGCCGGGTGGACAGTGCTTGTGGGGCCCGTTCACACACAATGGCTCGCGAGACGGGAAGGCCGTGACGAACGACTACCTCGACGGGCTGCTGTTAGCGGTGGCGGCCATGGGGGTCCTCGTGCACAGGGTCCACAACGAACGCCAGGCGGCCCGGTGGTTGGGTGCCCTGCACAGGTACTGGACCAAGGGCTATGAGGAGCACGGGTTCACACGGACGTTCAACCAGGCGCCGAGGTTCCCCCAAACGGTGCAGATCGAGGGGCTGACGAACGGCGAGGCCCAAAAGGTGCTGGCCAGGGCGCGTCGTGTGTTCGACCGTTATCCAGGGTTGGGGATGGAACGGGCGTTGGCCGCGGCCCGGCATTTCGCGAGTGTGCGGGAGATGGCCAACGCCGACGAGAAGGAATGGATGAAGGTGCCGGGGATCGGCAAGGTGCTGGCCCCGCAGATCGTCAAGGGATTTAACGAATAGCCACAACGACAAAGGAAGGAGACCGCCATGGGATTCGGATTTATCGTCGCAATGCCGCAGGGACAGGCGGAAAGAGCCTGCCGAGCAGTGGGACCTGACCAAATACGACCAGCTCAGCTCGATGGCCGCCAAGTTCAAGGAGATGGGTGATACGATCGGCATCCACCTCTGCGCGATCGTCGAGGAAGAGATGCGGGCCGTCGATCGTGGCGAGCGCAAGTGCCGGTGCCTCGGGGGCTTCTACCTGGCCCTGGCCTACAACCGCATGTGCGACGGCGCCGACCACGAGCTGGCCCATCTGCTGCTGCCCCAGATCCAGGACCTGATGCGCGAAGCAGGCCACAAGGCACAGATGGAACGGCTCAAGGCGGAAGTGGCTGACGTCGAGTTGGGCACCTAACACCCAGCACGCGATAAATCGGCAGTTTGATGGCTGGGTGCTTGACGTTCGCGTTGGACCGTGCTACGGTGGCAGCAGATTGGCCAACCAGCCCGAGCCCAACGCACAACGCGATCGGCAACGGGCGCCACACCGACCACACGATTCGCGAAAAGGAGATCTCCCATGGCAAAGGCGAAGACCCCGACGACCAACGGCGGCACCAACACGGCGGGCGATGGCACGACCACGGCCACGTCCAAGAAGACTCGCGGCCCCAGTGACCCCGCGACCACGGTTTACTGGAACGACGAGCGCAAAACCGCCCTTCTGGCCCTGCTCTACAGCCGGCCGGGCCAGCTCACCGGTTCTCAGGTCGCGCAGTCCCTCGCCAACCACCCGGCGTTCGTCGACCAACAGCAGGTCATGTTGAGCGATCTGCGCAAGGTGGGCGAGAAGATCCGGCAGCAGGTCAACAAGCTGGCCACCGTGGCCAAGGAGAAGGGGCACCCTGAGCCGCAGCTCCGGCGCGCGCAGACGGGTCATGGAAACATCGACAACGTGTTCGCCCAGGCGTTGGCGCAGGTGGGCATCGGGCAGACCCAGCCTCAGACCCAGCCGATGGCGGGCACGGCGGCCACGAATCAGGGCACGGGCCTCGTCGGTGGCGGCGTTCCGCTGGTTCCGGTCGGCACGGGCAACCTGGCGGTCGGTGGTAGTGGCCTGATCCCGGTGCCGCCGGGCTCGTAAGGCGCAAGGCACAAAGCAGCAAGGTCTCAACGCGGACCCCTCTCCCAAAGGCCCCGGCCAGTAACCGGGGCCTCTTTTTTTGCCCCAAGCGTGGATTCGAGCTTGACTTCCGTGGAGTCGCGGCGTATGATCCCTCTCCATGGAAGCCCCAATACCCAAACCCGCAGTCCAGAATCTTCGTACGAAGGAAGAGATCGCCGACTATCTGTTGGCACGCACCGACGAGCTGTTTGCTCAGCGGGACGGTTTTGCTAGACAGTCGTTGATTAAGGCCCTGGCGCTCGCGACGGCTGAGGTTTTGGCTGGGATGAGCAGCCGGATCGAGGGGAAACGTCCGTGGTAGAACGGAAATCCTCAACTGTCAGGCTATTGACCACGACTGAGGTCGCCAATCGGCTTCGGTTGGAGCCCGGCACCATCGAGAACTGGCGCTACCAAGGCAAGGGCCCACGGTTCGTGCGAATCGGTCGTGTAGTGCGATACCCCGAGGACTGGCTGGTACAGTGGGTGGAGGAGGTACGTCATGGCTAAACGTGCAGCATCAATCGCGACCTTGCAGCATGCCCACACGATTGCCTCGGAATACGACGGCAATCTAACCGTCCGTCAACTCTACTACCAGCTCGTGGCCCGGGGGTATATCGAGAACAGTCAAGAGAGCTACAAACGGCTCGTTACAATCTTGACCGATGGACGGCTGTCGGGCGAATTCCCGTTCGAGTGGCTGCTCGATCGGACCCGCGAGGCCCGTCCCGGCCACTTCAGCGGCGATCAGACGTTCGTTGACAGCGCCCTAGCCAACGCCGCCCGCGAGCTGCGGCAGGCTCCCGAGTCGTGGCTCTGGCGCGACCGCTGGCTTGGACAGCCCTACCACGTTTCGGTGTGGGTCGAGAAGGAGGCACTGGCTGGAGTGTTCGAGGACCCATGCGAAGATCTCGGCGTTGCATGGTTCGTGCTCCGTGGGTATTCGTCGCTTTCGGCCCTGTCCCAGTGGGTCGACAACGTTGCCAATGCCTACAAGGACGGAGACTCGTCGATCACCGAGGCCGTCGTGCTGTACTTTGGGGATCACGACCCCGATGGATGGGAGATCCCGAGGAGTGCCGAGCGCAACGTCCAGGCTATCGCCGAGGTTCGTGGGATTGAGCTGCCCGAGGTAACGTTCGAGCGAGTTGCCCTCGTTCACAGCCAGATCGACCAATACAATCCTCCGCCGTTCCCCGCCAAAGAGACCAGTTCCAGGTACGACTCGTACATTCGCGAGCATGGGTTGAGGGATGCGTGGGAGCTTGACGCGTTACGGCCGGACGTGCTCGATCGACTGATCCGGAATCGGGTCGAATCGTACTTTGACAATGAGATCCATGAGCACAACAACGAAGAAGTCGCGACGGCACGGGACGAGATGCGGTCTCGGATGCGTGCCCCTGGTTGGGTTGCGGGAGCGCTCGGCAAGTGATCGTCGTTCCCGGCTCCGGCCCCGAAAACTCTGGCCTGATGGCGATCGGCGAGGCCCCGGGCGCCGTCGAATCCCAACTCCTCAGACCCCTCGTGGGCCCGTCCGGTGCCGCCTTCAACTGGTATCTCAACCGCCACGGGTTCGCGATCGGACAGTTCTACCTCGACAACGTGGTCCGTGAGTACCGACAAGGGAACCCCGACCCCACGCCAGAGCAAATCGCCGAATGGACACCTGTGCTCGAAGCCACGATCGCCCGCGTCAAGCCTCGCGTCATCATCACGCTAGGTCGATTTGCGGCGCGGTGGTTTTTGGGTGAGGATGCCGATATGGATTCCTGCCACGGCATCCCGCACGAGGGCGGGGAATTCGCGGCGCCGCACGAGCAGGTGATGTACCGTGCTCGGGCTCAGGGCGCCGTGATCGTGCCATCATTCCATCCGGCGTTCGGGTTGAGACAGGTCGACGCACGCACGTTGATCGACCACGATATCGAGAAGGCTGCCGACGTGATCCGCCTCGTGCGTGGTGGCCGGCGCGATCTCGTGCGATTCCGACGTGACGCCTATGCCGGACGTGAGCAGTACACCGACGTCACCGGGGCCGAGCTGCACGAGAACCTTCGTCGGTATCGCCGCATGGGGCTCACGCGAATTGGGTTCGACACGGAGGGCACACCCGAGGAGCCGTTCTCGTTGCAGGTTTCGCCGGAGCCGGGTGTCGCCTGGATGCTCAGGCCCACACAATCAGACTTCGCGATCGGCGTTGAGGCGTTGCAGGAGCTGGCCGACGCCGGGGTCGTGTTCGTGGTGCATGATGCTGGGACTCCCCGCGGCACCGGCTACGACACGCAGGTATCGCGGACGTGCGGCCTGCGCCTATCCCATGCCAAGTTTCACAACACGATGTACTCGGCTTTCGCCCTGCGCATTGAGCCCAAGGGCTTGAAGCCACTGCTGTGGCGTTGGTGCGGAATGCGGCAGCACGACTACTGGGGCATGGTCGAGGAGATTGGCCGGCAGAAGCAGATCGGGTATCTCAAGAGGGTGGCGTGGCGCGGGGACATGGACGCTATTCAGAGATTGTCGCTCGCGTTGGCTCGGCAGGCGGCAACCGATCTTGGGTTGGCGACCTCGATGTCGAACCCTGTCGCGCAACTGATCGAATCCTTGCGGCCGTGGCCTCGTGTACCGTCCCGCGTCGAGCGCCAGAACGACGGAACCTTGGCACTTGTCAATTTTGGCAAGCTGGAGTCGCGGGCAAAGGGCATTCTCACCGACATCATGGCTGGCGAGCTAGGCAAAGACGGCAAGCCAACCGATCCGCTCAAACGCTGGAAACAGATCGAGCCCGAGTTGCGTGTGCTGGCCGAACGTGAGCTGGGCAAGATTCCCATGGGCACGATGTTCGACGTGCCGTTCGATCAGGCCGTGTTCTACGGATGTCGTGATGCCGATGGTGAAATTCGCTTGGACCCTGAGCTTGGTGCCGAGTGCCGTCGCATGGGTGTCGATGGTGTGTGCTGGACCGGGAACGAAGTGCTGCCAATCTTCGAGGAGATGCAGCACGATGGAATGCCGGCCAGTCGCCGTGCGTTCATCGACCTGGCCGAAACCTGCCAGCACGAGATGGACCAGCTCCAGAGCCAGATCTCGGTCGAGCACTGGGGCGGCAAACCGTTCAACCCAGCCCCGAACACGAAAGACGTCGAAGCACTGGTTGTGCGGTTGGGGATCACCGGCCTCAAGACGACGGCAAAATCGAAAAAACCCTCCACGAGCATGAAGTCGCTGGAGTACCTGGGCAACCGCTACCCGGCAATCTCGCTGATCGGGGAATGGCGTCGCCGCTACAAGGTGCTCTCCACCTACTGCCTGCCGTTGATCGAGGTTGCCGACGAGCAGCTTGGGATTGAGACCCGACAACTGGCCGAGTCCGACATGTTCCTGGTACGAGGCAACATCAAGCCGGCCACGGTCGAAACCCGACGATTGGCGATGGAAGAGCCCTCGCTGCTCAATGTGCCGGTCAGAACGGAGATCGGACGCCGGGTGCGTGGGTGCTACATGACGACCAACGCTGCGCACGATGACGACCCAGACAATCCCGACACCGAGGTCTTCCTGGAGCTTGATTATTCGAGTCAGGAAGTGCGAATCACGGCGCACGTCACGGGGGATCGCCTGCTGTGCGATATCTGCCGTGACCCGAAGCGCAAGATCCACATGGAGACCGCGAGCCGAGTGTTCGGCAAGCCTATCGACCAGATCGACGAGATCAGCGAGAAGATCCCTGCCAAGACAGCGTTCTTCGGGATGCTGTATGGAATGCAGGGGCCGGGGCTGTTGGACCTGTTTCGGAGCTTCGGGCTGGAGAACTGGCCGATCGAGGAGTGCGAGCGGTTGATTGCCGAGATCTTCAAGATCTACCCAGGGCTCAAGGAGACGATCTGGCGGATCGAACAAGAGACCAAGCGCACGGGCATGGTGCGGGACCTGTACGGGCACATCCGATACCTGCCTGGGATCTGGTCGGCGAGAAGAGGGGAGGCGAACGAGGCGGCGCGACAGGCGTTCAGCCACGCCATTCAAGCGACCGCCCAGGGGCAGATCCAGAACGCGATGGCCCAGCTTCGCAAGCCCATCCGGGAAATGCAACTGGGTGGGCTGTTCGTTAGGTGGGCGCTACAAGTTCATGATTCTGTTTTGGTGAGGACGCGGCGATGGCTGGTGCCGATCGTTGCTCGGTTGATTGAGGAAGCGATGACGCAGAAGTATGGTGGTCCGCGAGGGCTCAAGTTGAGCGTGCCAGTGTTGGTCGAGTGGCACGCGAGCACACAGTGGTCGAAACTCAAGTGAGGAGAAGATATGAAGGTTGAAAGCTCAGAAGTTGCAGCGGCCGGCTCGGACCGTGACTCGGTAGATTACGGCGATATCGGTAGCGACATTGTGATCTCCGCAGCCGAGGCTATGGACTGCGAAGTGTTCTACCCAGATGAGGTGACCTTGACCCTCGACATCGACACCGACAAAGACTTCCGATTCTTCATAGACCAGTTCTTTCGTCTTCGGGCCGTATTTGGTCTGATCGAGTACCAAGTCCTCAAGTCCCGGCACGGGAACCGTCACGTCCTGGTGACAATGAAGGAGCCACGTAGTATGTCGGATCGTCTGCTGTTGCAAGCCGTATTGGGCAGTGATCGGATTCGTGAGGCGCTTTCCTTACTGAGGCTGCAACGTGAAGACCCGCATTCGTCGATCCTTCTTCGTCCAAGGGAGGTTTCCAATGGCTAAGTCTGCCAAGAAGTCGATCGACGTGGAGGTCCCTGAGCTTGGCGACCTGGCCCTCGACCCGGCCATCGCCAAAGAGCTGGACCGCCTGTGTGCCGAATCCCGTGCCCTCAGTGCCCAGATCAAACGCCTGGAGGACGGCGACCCCGAGCACGGCGTCATCGGCAAAGTCGAAGTGTCCAAGCAGCTCAAGGCGATGGTCGAGGGGCTAGAGATCCCCGAGCGAGTACTGGGTGAAGGGTGGGACCTGCGGCGGCAGGTGCGGGTCAACGAGAAAATCGACCCGGCCAAGCTCAAGTTGGCGCTGTTGCACGCTGGTCTGCGGATCGACTGTCCGAAAGTCGTACCAGATGATCGCGGAACATTGATGGTGTGTCCCGATTGCCAGGGAACAGGCGTGCTAGAGGGATTGCGTGCGGCACAGGTGCTTGTTGATCGATGCACCGATCGCACGGAAACGGTGTCGGTGTCGGTTTACGCTCGCACTGACCAAAAGGAAAAGGTTCAAAACTGTCCCGATTGCGGCATGCCTCTTCTGCCTTGTCCCGGTGGAGTGGCCTGTATCAACGGGCACGGGTTCTAGCCATGCGACTCGCGGCCCGCGCCACGATCCTGGCCATCCTGGTCCTACTCGGCCGGGCCTGTGCCTCTCCCGTCCACACGCAGGATCTCACGTCGGCCCAGCCCTACAACCCCGGCCCTCGCTTCATCCCTTCCCTGTGGTATCCCGTCGACCTGCACACCCGGCGCCTCTCGTCCACGACCGACGCCGGCACCCTTGTCCGGTTCTGGTCACTGGGCTCATCCGTGCAAGGCGCCGAGAATGTCTTGGGTCCCCTGCTCGGGGTCCGCACGCTGGGCATCGGATGGGTCTGGAGGCTCAAGGATTCGAGTCTGCTGGCGGGCGTGGCCGTTGTTGTCAACACAGAGAGCCTGTTCGATCGGCAACGGCCTTTGAGGGTAATGCCCGCGGTGACGTTGAGCTATCGGTTGCCCAAGCCAGCGCCGGCCCCTGTGCCGAAATAGCGATCGACGCGTTCTAGAAAGCACGTCCACCACGACCGCTCAACGCTGGGATCGGGCGCCATATCACGAAGCTCCCGTGCCTTGTCCCGGAATCGTTCGACGAGAGCCTGGTCGTCAAGGCCATCGAGGCCGTCTGGCTCAGCCTCGTCGCCCAAAACGAGCCGGTAATACACACGCTCGAAGTCCGACAGTTTCTCGATTTGATCGCTCACTGCCCACCGGTCCGACAGTAGCGTTCGATTTTCGTGGCCACTGCTGCCAGGGCATTGGCCGCATCTCGGAACTCGTCTTCCATCTGTTCGGTTGGCTGCGTTGTTGCCGAGTTGAGCATGATTGTGTTTCCCATGCAGCTCAGCTTTTGGGTCAGTGCTGCTCCCTGATCGAGGATCGCCTTCGCACAAGGAAGTCCGGACATTTCTTGTTCCCTCCTACCTTTCTTTGCCGCGTTCAACGCGGACATAGTCAGCATCCTGCATTGCGTCCCGAACGGCTGCGTGAACGATCTTGTCTAGCTGGGCCAACTCAAGGTCGTGGGTCTCGACTTTCTGCCACAGCTTCAGGTTTTCTTGTTGAAGGTAGCGAACGTCCGACTGCATTGTCGCTGCCCACCAAATCGAGCCCACCAGTTGGCCAATTAAATAAAGGACGAGAGGCAGTAGCCATGGCGGTAGCGATGGCTTTTTGGTGACGGCGTCCGCGATCTCATCAAGCCTGCGATGCAGAGTTGAATCAAGGGGATCGTCATTGGTGCCCATACGCAAAGGCAGGTCGTGCGTCATTGCTAGATCAGCTACCGCCATTGAATTGATCTCCGGGAGTGGGTGGTTCGGATGGTGACGTCTGTGGCTGGGCGGCCTGCGCTTGCTGTTGCTGGCCCTGTTGCGGATCGAGCGCATGCGCCGGCAACGCCAACCACAACAACACCCCGGCCGCGACCTGTTCCATCGCCGCATCCGCCTGGGTCGCTTGGATCTCGTAGATCGAGGCCCGGGCGTTGTTGCCGGACGACCGCGCTTTCTGGGCTTCGAGCCCCAGCCGCCGCCTCTCGCCCGCCAGCCCATCCAGCTCCCGGCGCGCGGCCAGCAGCTCCCCCGCATACCGCACCTCGGGGGCTTGGGACAGGATCGCGTGATACCCGCGGGCGTCGAGCTGGGAGCCGGCCGCCTGAAGCTGGGTCTTGGCGCGGGCGGCCGAAGCGGCGACCTTGTACACCTGGCGGATGGCCTCGGGGCCCGGCATGGACATGACGGCGGCGATCACCGCGGCGATGGGATCAACCGGCGGGGCGGGCGCGGGAGACGGTCCCTGGGGCTCCTGGCCCTGTGCGGCCTGTGTGGGATCCTGGGGCTGGCCTTGGGCGGCCTGGGCGTCGGAAGCTGGCGTTGGCGCGCCCTGTGGCCCCTGCGGCCCTTGCTGCTGCTGCTGCTGAATCGGTTCCATTGCGTGCGCCCTCGTCTACCTTCCCGGCCCCGAGCCTTGCCCCGTCCCGGTCTCGTTGACCCAGTTGACGACGCCCAGGCTGGGGTTGAGCCCTGGATAATTTTCGGCTCCGTTATGATACCGCAAGACGACGATGCGGGCGAACTTTCGGGCGGCGCCAATCGCCTTGGTGGCCTCGTCTCGCTGCTGCTCGGTGTCGAGGTCCCCATAGCCCTCCCTGGCGAACAATTCCTGGAGCAGGAGCTTGGACGCCCGCCCGGCCATTTGCTGGTAGAGAAAGTGCTCGTCGTCCGTGAGCTTGACCTTTTTCTTGTGATCGGTGACGTTGTTGCCCACGTAGCCCAGGGGCATGCCCAGGCGATCCAGCTCCTGGTCCAGAGGGTTCGTGTGCTCCTGGGTGGGCAGCAAGGCCGTGCCCGAGGCCAGCACCGTCCGCAGGCGTCCACCGGCCGGCACCACCTCCTCGCCCCAGGGATCGAGCTTGCCATTGAGGCCCAAAGACGCCACGGGCATGTTCTGGGTGAGGCGATCCGAGAACGATCGGGCGTCAACGACCCGTGGATCAACGGCTTTGGCGATCGTGCGCACCAGCCCGGAATAGGGCACAAGGCCCCAGGTCGTGCTCGCGGCCAGGTCAGAGCCGGCACGCCCCGCACGCCCCTGCTCGCCCCCATGCAGCACGTCCATCAGCTTTGACAAGGCCAGCAGGTAGCTCTGGTCAGTGATGTGGGTGCCGACTTGCACAGCCCCATCCGTGATTTTGCCCATGAGGTCGTCGTCGGGGTTTTCCTTCCAGCCCTCGTAAAAAGCCGCGGTCAGGGCAAGCGGCATGGCGATCGGCTGCATGTGGCCGTACGGAACCCAGCGCCCATCGTCGGTGCGAATCGACCACGGCTGCTTGTTGGCGCCGTAGAACGCGGCACGCTCGCCCTCGTCTTTGGGTGCGGCCCCCGTGATCCGGCCCTCCATTGCCATCGAAGCGGCGTAGGCCATGACCATGGAGCCGATTGACGCGCGAGCGGCTTGGGCGGCGGATTCGGCGTAATTGCCCGCCATGCGTTGGCCCGCGGCGTTGGCGAAATTGAACGGGGTGTATTCGAAACCGCGCACCATCAAACGGTCGGCGATGTGGACGAACGGCAGCATGAATCCGGAGGCGGCGCGGTAAGTTTCGAGCGCGGCATTGCCCACAGGGTTCGAGCTGGTGACGCCAGGTAGGTCGCGCAGGCGGGTGATGCCCTGGCCAATCGCCGACGTCTGGTCGGTGAATGTGGCACGCCCAGCGAACCGGTCGGCGGCCTGGAGCATCTCGTCTGTGGGGTTCTTGATGAGCGTGGCAATACGGCCCGAGACGTCGAACGCGCCGGTTGCCCCGGCCCTGAGCGCCGCCAGCTCTTCCTTCGACGCGATTCGTGCGGCTTGGGCGTACAGCTCGGCCGTGAAATTCATCGTGCGAGCGATCGTCGTGGCCGCCGAGATGACGCGCGTGGGCATGGTCACGATGGGCCCGACGACGTTGCGCACGAATGGGCTTTGGGCACGAGCGAACGCCGATCGCGGAATAAACAGTGGGGTTCCCTCGGCGAGTCTGGGGTCGTAGCCACGCTGGATCACCTGGAGCCCACGACGGAAACCCTCGCGGATGCCACGGCCGAGCCCAGTGAAAGCCGCTGGGGTTTCGCGCAGGAACACCTCGCGCTCGGCGTTGGCTGCCGCCCCACCGCCCATCGTCCGTGCTGCATCCCACACTGCCGATAGTGGCCGCACGAATCCGTTCTCGCCCAGCATCATGAGCGTGTCGCCGATCACCTTGCGCTCGAACGGAATCGGAGTCGCCAGGATCGAATTGACCCAGTACTCGTGGACGAACTCACGGAACTTGGGCTTGTTGACCGAACGCAAAAAGGCTTGCAACTCCTCGGGATCGCCAGGGTTGAGCCGCGCCAAGCTATCCATCAACGGCTTTTGCTTGTCGAGCTGGTCGGCGTACATGCGGTACAGGCGCTGTTTGAGGAGTTGGTCGTCGCCCAACGCCAATCGGGCCTCGATCTTGAGCGTGTTGAGCGCACGGCCATAGTCGGACCCGGCCTTAGCACCGATCTTGATGAGGTCCGACGCGGTGTCGATTCGGCGCAACAGCTCGGCCTGTTCCTCGGGCGTCGCGGTCCCTGCCACGAGCTTGCTTTGGAGGTCACCGATCGCCCGCTCGTTGCCTTTGATGACGTAGGTGAGGCGCAGGCGCTCCTCGGGCGGAAGGGTGTTCCAGCGCGGGTTGTCGTGCAGGAATTGCTCGGGCGTGGTGCCCGAACGCGCGGCCATGTCCTCGACCGTGTCCCACGATTGCGGTGGGCCGATTTTGCGGAACACGTCGTCTGAGTTGTCGACGATGTATTGGGCAGCACGATCGGACTCCGGGCCACCGCCAAGCTGGGCCGCGAGGTTGGTTTGGAAATTGGCCGTGCGGATCGGGTCGGAGATCGCGCGTGGCGAGCCTGGAGGAACGTCCCAACCCATGGCTTTGGCGATTTCGGGCTCGGTCAGCGGAGGCAGCACAGGAGCTGGTGGCGGACCCGATGCGTAGAGCCGACGCGGGCCAGGCGACACTGGCGGGACATTGCTGTTCGCGGCCTCGGGGCCCGTTTCGCGCACGATGCCGTCCGGTCCCATCTGCACCTGATCCATCGCCCCTCGACCGTAATTAGCAACCGGCACCGAATCCGGATCGAGATAGTTCGGCGGATGCCAAGTGGGCCCCTCACCAATCCCGTCAGCCTCGAACAGAAAATCAGATTCGCGACGTGAAAGCGGTGCAGTCAGCTCCTCCATACGGGACAGAGCGCGTTCTTTGGCAGCGGCGATTGAGGCGTCTTCGGGAGATCCACCACGGCGAGGGAACCCCGCAAGCTGCCGGTTCAAGGCGTTGAATTCGGCCCCCTGCTCAGGACCCAAAACAGCAATAGCGCGATCGGAGGTCAGGGGCCCAGATGCATGATCGCCAGCACCAAGAGCACCGGGAATGCCCTCAATGCCCTCTGCTGTTACTGGGAATGGGCGACCGATCGCACCGATTCGCGCTAGCTCGTACTGCGGCACGGGCGGCTCCGGCCCAATGTCCGGATTGTGTAGGTCAAAAAACTTCTGTTCCAGCTCTGGTGATACCCCGAATCGCTCGACATGCTCGGGGTCCATGCCGTTCTTTTCGAGCCATGCCGTGTAGGCTCGGGCCTCGCCGTCACTCCTGATCCCACCAGTGGGCACGATCGATTCGTCGTTGAAGGCGTTGGCGTATTCGCGCTTCGACAGCGGGACCAACGCACCATCGACAGCCCCACCACTAATCTCAGGCGCTGGGCGTGACACCCCTCGCGGCACCGGCTGCGCTGCTCTGCCGTACACGTCCCCAGCGCGAACCGCGTATCGCTCGGCCTCGGCAGTTCCCAGCTCCTGTCCACGAGCCCCTTGCGCGACGTGAACAATCTCGTGCATCATCGTGCCCAGATCCGAGCCGGGGGGCAATGACAGCGTTCCTGTCTCCGGCTCAAAGTACGCCGGTTCCGGCCCGACCTTGATCCTCGTGACGCCGGACGAAATCGAAGGGTAGCGAGTCGATGCGGCATTCCACAACGCCTCGGTTTGGGCCAGATCGGCATCGGTTGCACCGTGCCCGAGCACAGTCGGCGGCATCGGCAACGGGTCGCGCTCAAGGGTGCGAGGACGTGGAGAGGGTGTCGTGGGCTCGTCAAGAGCGATCGATGAGCCACCATCTTCCCCGGGGTATTGGCGCCACGGCCGACCCGTGAGGCTGCGCAGGGTGTCGGGGATCGTGCCTTTCCAGGTCGGTTCGGCCACGTTGATCGGGTTGGCGTCGCGGTAGATCAGAGGCTTGCGCGGAACAGCAAGGTCACGGGCCAGCTTGCCCTGGGCAATTTCGGACGGGGCTGATCCACGGCCGAACTCCCGCGTCACGAAGCCCGAACCATCCTCGATCACACGGGCCCCACCTTGGGCCTCCAGCTCAGCCACGCGTTGGGCTGCCGGCGACAATGCCTTAGCGCCACGCAAGCCCTCGACCAGCTCGGCCGGCCCTACCCAATTGACCGGATTGCCCACCTCGCCCAGCGCGGCTTGTCCGGTTTCGGTTCCGGCGGCGGCAAGCGGCGAGTCCCCGGCGCGAATCGAGGCATCGAGCAGGCGCTCACGGGCCGGGTCCACAACATCGCGCTGGATCAGGTCGGTGCCTTGGCCTGTTGGATCAGCCGCCCAATCCCGCAAAAATTCGCCACGGAACCCCTCGCCCGCTGGGCGCCCACTCCCGATATTTTGGGCTTCGGCAACGAGCGCCGGGACTGCGCCATGAGCCGTTCTTGAGGCAAGTCCCACAGCACTGCCCACTGAGCCCGCAACACGCGCGGGAATGCCGCGAAGGAACTCACGCGAGGCGTCGACCTGGGCATCGAGATCAGCGTAGGGATCGGGTGGTGCCGCGGCGGACATGTCGCCTGACTTGTGATGCTTGAGGTAGCGTTCGCCGGTTTGGGGGTTTTCGTAGTACATGCCCCGGTCGGCGAATCCGGCCTGGGACATGGCGTCGGCGCCACCAGCCTCGACCTCGCCGAGTTGGGCGTTGCGGGCGTATTTCGACCAGTCCTCCGGGTTGTCTGAGCCCGTGACCGATCGCCAATAGTCCTCGGAACGGTGCAGGGGCGGCGGCTGAGGACCCGCATTCGGTGGCATGGAAACGACGGCCGGATGGCGAGCAGCGGCACCGGATAGGTCAATGGTGCTAGGGTAAGCAGCAGCGCGGTCGGTCTCGCGCTGCAAATGAGAAAGGTCGAACGACGATGGAACCTGGCGCGCGGTCGAGTCAACGCCACCCTCGACATCCGAGAAATCAGGGCCCACAGCGTGCTCGTGATGCGTGCCCGCGCGAGCCCGAGCAATCGCAGCGCGGATCACGTCCTCGGCCGTCCCATCCGGGAACTGCAACAGCTGTCCGGTTTCGTCGTCGGTGATCGAGATCACGGCTGATCGTCCTCACCATCGTCGGCGGGCTGGGGAATGAACCGGCCATCTTTCGTGAAGCGCAGGGCGGTTTGGGCTTGGCCCTGGACCTCATCCGTTGCCTCTTTCATGGCCTGTTGGCGCCACTGCTCTTTGAGCGCCGGGGTCGGTGGACGGAACGACTTTTGGCGATAGGCTTGTTCCGCCGCCCTCATTTTGGCGTCGACCTTTTTCTGGATCGAGGCGTAGATTTTGCTCGGTGGGATGTTGGTGACACCACGACCGACCGCCGCACGCTGTTGGGCGATGGTCAGACGTTGCTGCTCGATGTCAAGCTGGCGCTTGCGGAACCCGGCTTCATCGGCAGGGTTCGTGACCACCCCAGCTTGGATTTCGGCCTTTTTGCCCGCAATCAGGTCGTCCGTTTGCTGCTTGGCGTCCTGGGCATGGAACGCCTGCCCAAGCAGCTGCTGGTGCAAAGCGGCCAGTTTGTTGAGATCACTCGAATCCCCCAGGTCATAGGCATCCACCTCACTCGCCATTGCCTGGAGCCTTGGGTCTGCCGGATTCGCTTGTGCCACGGCCTTGATGTTCGACACCATTTTGTGGGCAGCGGCAGTGGTGGCAGCGGCAGTCGCGGCGTCGTCCTCGGCTTTTTGCTGTGCGCTCGTCATTTTGGCCTGGTTCATCGTGTACTCTTGGTCCGAGGCACGGTGGCGATCGCGGGCTTCGTCGGCAGCACGCTCATCGGCCGTCTGCTGGTGCTGGATCTGCCAGTTTTGGACGGCCTCCTGCCGGGCCTTGTCCATTTCGCCGCCGAACGCCTGCGAGAACCCTTCGGCGCCCTCGCCAAGACCTGCCGCCAATCCCCCACGATCGGCAGCGTGCTTGAGCATTGCGGCTCCGAATGCCGTGAGCCCGGCACCGAGCGCATGGCGGCGTGCGTTAGGGTCAATAGCGATTGGCGATCCGGAACCGGTGCCATGAAGCGTCGTTGGCGCGTTGCCCAAGTCCCACGGTTCGGTGGCGTAGTTGCTGGCGCCATCGGCGTTGACGTCTGGCTGCATGCTGTCCCACGGCGAACGCATCGTGACGCCCGGCGCCTTGTTGAGGCCCAGCATGTACATGTAGCCGCTCATGTAGGGAAACATTACGAATTACCCTCCGGCGTTCCGGTACTGGTTGTAGAGTCCATACCCCGTAGCCGCACCACCGATCGCGCCTTGAACAGCCGCGCCAGTTGGCGAAATCCCAAGCCCAGGCTGGACGTTCACGCCCGCAGTGTGTGACGTTCCGCCCATTCCGCCGATCCCCAGGATCGTTTGCAGGTACGAGTTGACTGCGCCCTGCTGCTGAGTTGCGTTGAAAATACCTGCCTGCTGGTTCAACGCCGCACGCTGTGCTCCAGCCCCAATCTGCGCCTCCCTCAACCCCAGATCCTGACCACGCATTGTAACATCGTTGCCAGCCGCGCCCAACGCCGTGTTGAGCCCCGACAAGCCGATCCCCTCCAACCCAGGCACCATGCCCAACGACCCCAGTCGATCCGACGAGAGCTGTTGGCCCAATCCTCCCAACTGCCCAACGCCAAACTGCTCGTTTTGCATTAGGGACTGGATGGCGTTGAGATCCTGACTGCGCTGGGCAAGAGCGAGCTGGGCAGCAGTTCCGGCCCCGGCGGCCGATGCAGCGGTCGCCGCGTTAGCCCGTGAGGTGTTTGCGTCGAGCAGGCCAAGATCGCGCTGGTTGACAAGCCCCAAGGCCTGGAGCTTGGCGGCGGTGCGCTGAGACCGATCGGCGAGCCGCACGTTGGCCGAGTTCGCAAGCATAGCCTGGTCCGCGGTGCGCCGAGCGTCGTTCCCCACGGATTTCCAGGTGTCACCCCCGAGTCTGCCCGATCCTTGGCTGGCCGCGTCGAGCTGGTTCAAGTCAGCGTACATGCCCCGTTTGGCGTCCTCGTTCATCGAGTCGATCACGGTTTGCAGATCGGCCGCGTTGGTCGGATCGTCGAACAGCTTTCGGGTCTGATCGCCGAAAAAAGACGACGGGACCATCGTGTCGGGGACACCCCCATAGCCCCCTTGGCCGCCAGAGCCAGAGCCATATCCGCCTGCCGAGGCCGCTGCTGCTCCGTAACCCGGTTGGCCATAGGCGACGTTGGGAGACCAGGTCGCGGGTTGCCCGTTGCCCTGCCCAACGCCCGAGCCGGCCGAGCGTCCGTCCTCGCCCAGGAAATTGAGTAAGAGGTCGCGGGCCTCGCCGTTCGAGGTGTCGACGTTGCCCTCCAGGGTACCCGTCAGCCGGTCGAGAATGGGGTTGTAGCCCTCGTAGCCGGTCTGCTCGGTCGAGCCGGTGCCGGAAGAGCCTCCGGGGGTGCCCGCCGCGCCCCAGATGTTGGCCATCAGGTTGCGGGCACCGGTCTGGGTTGTGGTGTTCCCCGCGGCGAGGCCCCGCTGGGCGACCGCGGCCGAGATCGAGCGCGGATCGTTGAAGTCCGTCGCGGGAGCCCCCCCTGAGCCGGTACCGGTACCACCGCCAGGGCCTGTGCCCTGCCCGCCACCTTGGCCCGTGTAGGGGACGACCTTGCCGCCGGCCCCCAGGGTCATCGTCTGGCCCTTGGCATTGACCCAGGTTGCGGGGCCTTTGCCGCCTCGCGAAGGAGCAGGAGCGCCGCCCCCGCCGCGAGCCGTGCTGGGAGTGTACAGGTTGAGCGAGCTGGTCGGGTTGGTAGAGGAATCGGCCGTGGGCAACGGCGCGTAGTAGAGGTTGCCGTGCGAGTCGATCTGGGGAGCGCCCTGGAGCGCCATGCCGCGTTGATAGGCAAGTACCGACCCGATGTCCGGGAACAGAGTCGAATCGAGATAGGGAGTTTGCTGGGTGGTCTGGTCCGTGGAGCCCGCGCGAGGCTTGTTGGCGGCATTGGCCTGCTGATGGGCGGAATAGGCCCCGACGATCGCGGTGCCGGCACCGACAGCGATAGCGGCCCACGTCGAGCGCGAGTGGACGTTATCGGAGAGGGCCGCCGAACGACGCCACTGCCGGGCGATGTGGGTCTTTTTCACTTGGCCGTCTCCTTGGGACCATTGGAATCTTGTGGGCCAGGTGTGCTGAGCAACCCGGCCGACTTGGCCTCTTCCAACTGTGCGAGGTACAAGTCGCGCATTGTCATGCCGCCAGGCAACTCACGCCGTTCGATGATTCGCTCGCCGATGGCCGCGACACGATCGGCTGGATCATCAATGGCGTCCTCTTCTGGCGTCGTCGGATGGTACGTAGCCCATACGCAGTCTTCGTGAACGTACAGGACGCGACGGGTCCCGGGCTTCGTGATCCCAAAGTACGGCGCGCGAATGTGTTCGACTCCTACGCCCGGGATGTATACGGATACGGACCCGGCCACGATAACGTACTGATGCTCGGTGTTGTGGATCAGAGACGTGGCGAGGGTGCCGGCTGGCATGAGAATGGTGCGGCGATACACGCCGGGCGTGAACGTGTGCGCGAGGGGCAGATCGATGGCCTGACCCGACTCCAGCATTCGCGATTCGAGATCGTCGATACGAGCGTGCTCGTGTGGCGTGATCTCTTGGGCAGCAGAAGTGTCGATGGGGTCAGTGTGTGTGTTGTGTGTGTCCATGCCTAGTGCCCCGCAGCCGGAATGTAGATCAGTCGATAGGCGAATATGTAAACGTCGCCCGCATAGGTATCCGTGCCCAGGTCTTTGCGCCGACCGATGTTGATGCCGATCTCAACGATGCTGCTGTCGACGGCCCAAGGCTGCGAAAAGGTTGTCTGCACAGGACCGTTGACGACGGCAGGACCAGGGGTCACGAGGGCGAACGTTGACTGGACAGGCGCAGCACCCAATGTGGCGGTTGATATCGTGATGTTCCATTGGACGTTGGTGATCGTGCTGGCTGCCGTGCCGGTCCACGAAACCAGAACCTGGAGCTGGCCCTTGACCCAAAAGTCGGCTGGCGGCATGAACGCACCGCGAGCGGACTGGTTGGTGGCAGAGGCTGCCGGAAGCACGACGCCCCCCTTGGGGCCGATGCTGCCGACCACGGCGCCGCCTCCAGGCTGGAGCCCAGCAGCCGAGAACCGCGGGCGATACAGGAGGTCGTCGAGAGCGTTCTCGATGATTCCCTGGTTGAGCTGGACCGAGCGTGGGTCTGTCTGCTCTCGTCTCATGCCTTGCACGACGACACCTCCCGACACCCCTTTTCGCGCGCCACGGTGTCCGATAGAATCAGCGAGATGGCGCGGCCCGGCAATGAAGCTAGGAACGCTTGCTGTACGATAGGAGATATCTTATGCGATTCACCCTGCAACGTACGAAGTTGGTTTCGTGTTTGATGGTTCTGGTTTTTGGATTCTTGCTCTCTCGTCCCGGGGCTGCTCAGCAGCAGGCCCCACGACACCGGCCCGTATTCGCCAGTCGCGAGGCGGTCGAGATGGACGCGGCTCGACGACTTTCTCGTCAACCCTCCTACCTCAAGGCCCAAGGCCCGACCAGCTCCAACACGGTCACCTATGAAGGCAACGTCGCCCAAAACTTCCTCTCGGGAACCTATGGTGCAGTGCTGGTGGATCTCGGGCTGTTCCGGTTCGAGTGTGACAACGGGGCGTATACGCTCGGATGTGCCTACGTTAGCCCCGGGGATCACGTTCTGATCTACGGCCACCTGCGCACCTACTTGAGCTGCCGACACGACGCCACGGATGACGAGGTCGTGGTCAACCTGATCTACAAACGAGTCACAGTACCGTGCGGAGATCTTATTTGCACAACCTGGACCCTGCTGACCCAGTAGCACGCCGACCAGTCCAACCAGTGCCCAGGCCCACAACTCACGCCGCATAAGCACCTCCCGTAGCAATCTCAACCTCCAGACCGGCGATCTCGGCTATACGGCTCGGGATCGCCAGCAAGGTCAGCTTGATACGATGAAAGTCCGCGAACAGCGTATCGGGCGTTGAGATCCAACCGTGAGTGTCTAGCGGTGCCATGTAGGTCTGGACTGCTGGCGTCTCGAACGGCTTGTTCTTCGAGCGAATCTCGATTGTGGCAGTAGGTAGGATCGAATTGTCTACCATTGAGTAAATTGGCCGCACACGGGTAACTCGCGTTGTTACATCTTCGTCGAACTGCATATAGCCTTTTTCAAGCACGCACGAGACCGATGAGGCCGAACGATACGGCACCCCCAAATAGTAAACATTACCGGTGCTAAAATCACCGCATAGGGCCACAAGGTCACGCCCCGGGCACCAGCCACTGGTCTGCTCTGGCCGAGTTTGCAGAAACAGGGCGCCGAACGCCTTGTCGAGAGCACCGTCAAACCTGGGGGTCTCGAACGAGAACCTGTCAGTGTCCACGTCATAGATCAGGATTGGAGTTTCAGTGGCGGCCGGGTACGACCACCAGATATGACGGTTGAGGTGGTCCGCAGCGACAGAAATATTGAAAGTGTCGGCTCCGGAGTACACGCCCGCGGCAAATGCTGAATCGAACGAGAAGTCGGTCAGGGTGTGGGCCAATTTGCCCTTCGTGATCGGAATCGCAGGACCTTCTCCGCCGCGGAACACCATTGGACCCGAGGGTCCCCAGAAGTAGACGTCATCATCGAACCGTACGATACCATTCGGGCAAAGGTTGCCGACTCCCTGGGAAATCGGTCGGAAAGTGTAAGGTGGCCCATCGATCCGGGCCCAGCCACGTTGCATTGAGACCAGTCCGTACTGGCCACCGATTCCGCCCGTAATCGCTCCCAAGTCGTAAAGCAGGGGCTGGTAGCCAGTGCCCGTGAGCTGCGGCGTCACGTTGAACGAGCCGTACTGTCGGATGTTGTCGGTTTGTGACCAACAAACAGTGGTTGGATTAGCACCAGAGGACAACCCATCGAACCCGGAGGCCAGGTTGAGATAGGCGAGGAACATGTTGTTACGGACAGGGAAGGCGAACTTGGCTTTCGGGTCCATGCCGGGGTTACCGGAGCCCGACTGCGCCAACTTGACAAAATTGGCCGCGGCGGGTGACGTCAGAAGCTGAGGATCGTCCGCATAATTCGTCATCAGCACAGCACCGCCGAATGAGGCCCCTACCCACTGATCGAGCGTGTAGGGGCCGCCGGCCGCACGAGTTTTGGCCGCGACCGTCCAGGCAGCGATGTTCGTGTTCGAGGCTTCATAGAGATCGGTGGTGTTGCCCCAATAACCATACCAAGTGTTGCCCGACGTGCTTGCATGGGCATGGAGTCCACGGGGAAGATTGACAAGAGCAGTGGTGTGCGCGAGCCATGTCTGCGACGGAATGTAGGTATCACCGATCGGCGCCACGTTCACGGCCTGGGAAAGACCATCATTGTTGAACTCCCGTGCATCTGGCGAAAGCTCACCGAACGGGATGAAGATGCGTTTAGTGCTGGGCATGATTGCTCACTTCCCGTGCGTCAGCCACCAGATCAAAGCTGCTAGTGCGGACGGCACCAGGCCAGCGATTGCGCCCCAGATCCCCGCTTTTTGTTTGAGCAGGGCGATCTCTACCTTCACATTAGCGATGTCGTCGGCCCGAAACGCATCCATCTTCCGCTCCAGATCCTGCACCTGCGTGCATACCCTCGTGAGTTGATCGAGCACGAGCAGCTTGTACTCGTTCCACCCCGGCGTCGGAGGCCCTCCCAGGTCAGTGCTCACTGTGGCGTGTCCCTCTTGCGCCAAACGACCGCTGACGTAATAAGCCCGGCCGTGGTCATGCGCGGCGACAGGGTAATTTCGACAGGGACCTCCTTGCCGTTCTTTTGCCTCGCGGTTAAGGACATGCCAATGCCCATCGGACGCTTTCGCGGGTCGTCGGCATAGCGAGCCCGGTGCCCGGCGTGAGCCGCACGAGCCGATTCAGGAACGAGCATCTCGACCGGCTGGCCGATTACCTCGGATCGCGGATAGCCAAACAACAGCTCGGACGCGGCGTTGAAATATACGACGTGTCCGGCCTCGTCTACGGCCAGAAACGGCACCGGTAGATCCTCAAGCCAACCAGCAACGATCTCAGGCCCGATCAGGTCTTGAGTCAGCTCGCGAAGGCGCTCCAGGCCGGCAGGGGTAGATTCGTCAGTCAAGGATTGAGCCCTCCAGATACTGCACGCCTGATGTTTTGCTTTCGGTTTCGTCCTCCAACTGACCAACGGCTTCGAGCCACCCAGCCAACGTCTCCTGCGCCGCATCCACATTATTCAGGTAGCGCTTCTGAACCTCGTACATCGCTCGCAGGCGAATTGCCGCGGCACCCGCCTCCTGCATGGTCCAGTCGTTCGACCAGGCATCCACTTCCGCCGTGCTCAACACACGTCCCTCTGTGGGGTGGAAGAACGCGAATCCGCCGGCCGTAGGGTCCCACGACACCCGCGGGATGCCAACGTTCGTGAGGTAGCGCAGCTCGGCGATGTCGGCTGATGACGACGGCGTGGGCGAAAACCGCAAGGTGCCGTTGCGCCAATCCCACTCGGATGGCTGCGACGTCGAGTTGCCCCAGCCCAGGATTGACTCCTCCCACATCGAGGTTGAGACGCGCACGCACGCCATGCGCGAGTTTTGGTTGCCCGACAAGATGATCCAAATGATGCGCGAGGCGACTTCCACGAGATCGGGAGGCAAGCCGAAACCGTCACCCGGGCGATAATCGCGCTTGCCAGCCGTGAGATTGAACTGGAGGGTTTGGTCGCTGAAAAAATAGCGCTTGTTACGATGGAACAGCATGGCGTCGACGATGTACCGGCGCAGGATCGGCTCGATGCCCGAAACATGCAGGTCGGCCATTGCCCACTGCAAAATTGTGCCTAGCGTTCCGTCGCCCTTGATCGGCATCGTTTTCTAGCTCGTCGCGTACTGGCCAAAGGTTAGGTAGTGCTGAATACCGACACTGTCGTCAGCGCCGAATGTGTCCGGGCAGCACCAACAGTCGGGACCGCCAACATGATCGCCAGGGATGTCTCGGCAGATCGTAATTAGCACTATGTCATCGTCACTGCCGGCCAAACGTTCCGTATCTGGGCACTCAACTTCGGGACACTCTCGATCGTGCTTCACTGCCGGTCTCCTTTGCGCCGTGCGAGGGCAAAAAGCCGAACCAGGCCGAACGACGGCGGGCGCCGCCAACCACAGCAACCCGCCGTGCCCGGGGGGAGGAGAGATTCCCCGTTACTGTTGCTCGACCTGGTCCGTAGCACCAACACCTTGATCTCCAGTGTGCGTGTCGTATGTTGCGTGCTGGCCTAGTGCTTCATGCCGGTCGCGCTGTACCCAGTCATACCGATTCCGTACACCCAAGTCCCCGGCGCCGCCGTTGCCGCCTGGGTATCGATCAAGATCTCCACCCAGTAGTTGACGTTGTCGGTACACCAGCCGATGGCGTTCTCGGTCGCCGGGGCCTTGGTCGGCCGCGCCAACCCTCCCGCCTGGCCCGCCGTCGACTGGTAGATGATGTACTTCGTCGTGGTGCCGTCCGTCACTCGCAGGCTGAAAACGATCGCCGCCGTGCCCGTGTCCACATCCGACACCTGGACGAACGAATCCGCGGTGAAGACGATGTTGATGGGCACCTTGAGCAAACGCCGGGTGTCGTTTGTTGAGCCCGGCGTGAAGGTCTCGGTGAAGATCGGAATGTCGAGCCGAGCCGAGCCCTGCGGCGCGGGCGGAATGAAGTAGTTGTAGTACGTGCCATTCACAGCAGCCATTTGGTTGCCTCCTTTCGTGGTTCGCCCAGCACTAGGCCGAGGTCACCAGCTCCTGTGCGTAGGACACGACAACGATGCGCCCGTAGTCGTCGGTCGTCCCTTGTTCCTTGACCGAGAAATTGGGGCACGCGAGACCGAGGAACGACGTGGCCGCGATGGCCTTGTTGTTCCCGAAGTCCCAGTTCTCTTCGTCGTTCTGGAACAGGTTCTGGCCGTCGTACTCCTTGGCGACGCCGAACACGAGGCTCTGGGCGCCACAGAAGGCGTTGCGACGGGCGTTGGCGACGCGAGTGTTGGTCGAGCTGAGGCCCGGCGGCACGTAGTTGTTCTCGACGATGAGCACGTCGTCCCAGATGCCGAGGGCGCCAGTCCACCACGGATGGTTTTCGACTTCGCCACCGATCATGGCCGCACGCATCACCTCCATCCACTGCGAGTTGGCCTTCATGTGGCGCAGGGCGTAGCTGTGGGCGAACAACACGTACAGCTCCCGGCCGTTGATCGACGCCGGCCTGATCGGGATCGGCATGTTCTTGGCGTAAGCCTTGAGCGTGCTGATCGTGTCCAGGTCGATGATCGCGCTGGGGTCGTTGCCCGTGTTCGTGTCGTCGGTGTCGGTGTTGTTGCCGATCCGGTAGATGTGCTTGGAGTCGGGAGCGTGAGGAGCGTTCGAGAGCGTGTACCCCAGGCTCGCCCCGTTGTGATACCACTCGGCCTGGGTGCGGACATCATAAGCGACGCCGCCAAGGTGCAGCATCGCCCCGGCTTCGAGCACCTTCGCCCAGTAGATCCCGAGCGAGTCCTTGCTCTCCTTCCACACGTTCCAGGTGACACGCTTGGCGGTGACACGGCCCACGACCTTCGTGGCGTGGCGGACCTGGTTGATCTGCCACTTGAAGGTCGCGGTATCGAACGTTTCCTCGCGATCACGGAGCGGGGTATTGCCGAACGTGGGCTCGCCGCGCAGCTCGCGCTTGAGGGTAACGGTTGCCTGGGTGCCCGAGCCGCCGCCGTTTTCCGAGTCCCACACCTGCTTGCGCTTCTGGCACAGGGCGTCGGGGCCGTCACCGATGAACCCGTACCGCTTCGACATGAGAGGAGTGCGAAGGGCAATCTGCACCATCAGCTCCTTCTCCCATTTCTGGACGGTTTCCGGGTCGGTCAGGTCGAAATATTGGGAATTGGCCATGTTGGGCCAAACCTCCTGCAAGGTCTGCAAGTCCGGTCAGTTGGTGTCTGCCCCCGGGCGACGAGCGATAAGATCAGTCCGATGCCTGGGGACAAGCCGTCGTGACAATGCGTTGTGCTGCCGGAGGTTTATGCAGGAGGTCCGGTGACCTGCGGCCCGGATTCGTGCGGGTGTCCGGGTCCCGCGGCCTGGGCTTGGGGAACGCCGCCCAGGAAGGCGCGAGCCGGGAAGAGAAGGGGAGATGGGGGGCTCCCGGCGGCCCTTGGAGATGAAGCTGAGAAGAGTTTACACCCGGAGCCTGGAGAGTGTCTAGTGCCTGTGCTCGATCACGGCCTCGCACTCTGGCCGAGCCCTGCTCCACTTGAGCCCGTCGACGCTGTAGGCCGTCTCGCCGCCACGAAGGCGCCGCCGCAGCACCCGGCAAAATCTACAACCCTCTGGCGTGCTCGTTCCTCGCCGTGACGGCCAACGGTGCCGGCCGACCGTTCGAGGCCCGGTGTCCCGGAGCCCCGTGGCGGGCAGCTCGTACAGGTAGGCGCTCGGGCCACGTCTTCCGGTTACTGCCGTCCGGTGCGTCAGCCCTGTACGCCGTACCTTGCGTGCCCGCCACAGGACGCCCAGGATCGCCGCGCAGTGCTTCGATGGCAACCCGGTCTCGTCCGCGATCTCAACAGCGGTTGCGGGCCCTTCGGCGAGGACTGCCAGGACCCGGGAGCGTTGGGAAGCGCGCCGCACCGGCTTTGCTCAACGTGCCTTCCGGTGCTTGGCCGCCCGCTGCTCCTCGTTCCCCAGGAGCCCAGCCAGCACCGCCTCGACGTAATCGTCCGCGTCCTCGAAGGCGTCGGCGTCCGGCATCTGCCCCGGAAGGCTCGACGGGCGGCCAGAGGAGGCCACGGCCACGGGACCGCGGCGTTGGGCGGCCTGGGCGTCGGCAGACACCCTCTGCATGGTCGAGGGGGTGGCGCCAGGACGAGCACCGGGGTTGGGCTGCTGGCCACCACCCTGCCCGTTGCCATTCGTGGGCGCCGGCTGTGCGGCCTGCCCGTTCTTGCCCACGCGCTGCACGAGCCCCATCTGCTCCAACGCCGAAATCATCCCGTTCAACCGCCCCTTGAGCACATCGCGGTAGTCGACGCCGTTCATCTCCGCGCGCCGGATGTCGAGCTGCTGGGACAGGGCAACGAACTCATGGATCTGTGCAGGCTCGGCGTCAGGGAAATAGCTCGTGGCCGCGTCGTAGGCCATGTTCGAGTAGACGTCGTACGCGTGTGCGAACTCCTGGTCGGCCTCGCCCTCGAACCCCGGCAGCCCCAGACCCCGCGCGATCTTGTCGTAGCCTTGGGCGTCGATCTGGGCCAGCTCACCCTGAGCCTGTTGCTCGATTTCGGCACGTTGGCGGGCTTGCGCGGCTTCCCAGTCCTCACGGCGCCGGGCCTCATCGCGCCGCAAGCCCTCCTCCAGCAACCATTCCTGGTACTCGGGAGTGCCCTTCTCGGGAATTTGAGCGGCTTGCAGCTCCAGGGCCTCCTGGCGCTGGCGGTTCCAGTGGTCCAAGAGCATTGGCTTGAGGGATTCGCGCAAGGCGGCCAGCTCTTGGGCGTTGCGCTCGCGTTCCCTGGCCAGATCCTTCTTGTACGACCCGTTCTTGCGGTTGAGGTGGAGGGTCATCCGAGCGTAGGCTTGCTCGGTTGTTTCGCCAGGCACAACGCGCAGGTTTTCCTCGCGCATTGCCTGCCACAGCTCGGCAGGAAGGCCAGATGCGGCGGCCGGGTCCTGGGTTTGGGCCGGTTGGGCCGGAGCGTTCGGGTCCTGTGCCGGGGGACCGCCCTCGTCGGGGCTTGACGTGCGGGTCAGCGGAAGGTCGAAGTCGTCCATGCCAGAATCGGCCTGGGTCGGGTTGGTGCCTTCATCGGCCATTATAAATCTCCTTTTGGCGAACCATGAACACTAGCATTATTGCTGCTGGCCAGGAGTCGGTTGGCCCTGGCCTTGTCCATTTCCCTGTGCCGCGCCCTGTGCCTGCGACTGGTCCTGCCGAAGCCCCGCGAGCACCAGCGCTTGGTCCGCGGCATCCGGCGCTACCGCAGCCAGGTCCTTATAGTTGATCGACACTGCCTCTTTGGCGTGTTCCTTGTCCGCCTGCTCCTGCTGTTGCTGCTGAGCCTGGGCCTTTTGCTGCTGGAACTGCCGCTGCTGCATCTTGATCCGGGCCAGCATCTTCTGGCGCAATGCGGCCGGCATTTTCGGGAACATTTTGATCCAGTCCTCAGCCTGGAACAGGGGCTGTCCCGTGTCCGGCATCGGAGCTTGGAGCAGTTGGACCTGGGTCTGCACAACGCTCCAAAAAGTTTCGAGGTCGGAATCGCTCGGCGCCACTTCCTCGATAGCGATTTCTTTCCACGAGTCCTCGTGCCACATTTCCTTGGGCGGAATCGTGAACGTGCGTTGGCCGGTCGGTTCGCCGGTTGTCGGATCGAGCACGTCGTCGTAGGCATCGGATTCGCCAATGAACTGCACGAGGTCTTCGGGCTCCCACAACGTGCGGGCAAAGGCCAAAAAGATCCGGCCACCGTCGCGACGATACAGCCTGAGCGAGTCGATCCGTTCCGCATTGCTCGTCATGGTGGCATCGGCCAACTGCTTGATGACCTCGCCCGACACACGGCGGATATCCGAGCCCAACTGTCCAAGCGCCGCCGGATTGAACCCCGCCAAGCGCGGAATCGCTTCTCGATAGAACTCAAGCATCGTTTGGAGCTTGTCACCGTATTGCCCGGACGGCGCAGGGATCAGCTCATAGGGCCTGTTGCCCCCCGTGCCTGCCAACCGCCCACGCTGTACCTCGATCACACCACCAGGAGCCGTCCACGCCGTCAAAGCCTCGTTTTTGTCGCGGAACAACCCCTGCTCGACCATGATGCCGCCTTTGGGGTTGATCTGAATGTCCCGGATCAGGGCGCTCATCATGTAATTGACCATTTTTTGGGCGTCTTCGAGGTCCTTGAGCAGCGAGATGTAGAGCGTGCGGTCCTCCAGCTCGATCACCTCAGCGGCCATGGCTTGGAATGTGAACAAGCCCTGCTCGATCTCGCCTTCTTCGAGGATCTCGTCGCCGCACCCATAGATGTACTTGTACACCATGCGCTGCTTGCGGGCCGCGGCATCGTCGGGCACATCCTCGTCGAAGGCAGCCAAGCGCTCACGACGGAAATCCTTGAGCTGGTCGACGGTCATCTCAACGGTCTCGAACGGATCGGGAGGACCGTTCTCCGGTGAACCCTGCCCACTGCTCTCGGACCCCTGGAGCGCGAGAATCCGCTGCTTGTCCAGCTCCAACGCCTGCTCGTACGACATTGACGGATCAACCGGCCGCGCGACCTCCCAGTACGTCTCCATTTCGCGCAGCTCTTCGCGCTCGATCCAGAAGCAGCGGGTTTTGGGGTCGTACACGTCCTGCATGGACAGGGGTCGGTTGCCGATGTCGCCCGACCACGGGATGCGCGACGATTGGCCCGTTTGCTGTTGGAGCGCGGACCACTGGCGCTGGCCAAGTTGGAGCCGAATCTTGTCGTAGGCATTGGACCAACGAGCGCGCACCGTCGACTGTGGCCACCACGAGCCCCAACGATGCCAGGCACGATCGCTGAGGTTGATCTGCCGCGTGCTCGGCCACATCATCTGCCAAATTGGGACCGTTTCGTACCGGAGCTGGGGTGTTGAGCGCGACCAGTCGTCGACAAACCACCGGACCCATGAGATTCCTTGGATGCCGGGCCCGTCCCGGAACGCCGCCGAGTCGACCTGCTCGCCGTCACATGCCTGACACACCGCCTTGTCGACGCGCGAGAGGGTTTCGGCGAACCGTGCGGTGTCCTGGTTGCGCGGGATATACTCGCGCTCGACACGCTGCATGATCTGTTTGCCGGAGAAGGCAGCGAGGACACGGGAGGTCTCGGGCACCGTGAGGCGAGCGGAACGTTTGTTGGGGTCGTTCGCGAGGTTGCCGGGCGATTTGGGATCGGGCCACTGTTTGCGCGCGGCAAACTTCTTGAGGCGCGAGGCTTCGGCCCAGAAGTCGCGGCAGTTGGCAATACCCTCCGCGCGGTGCTCACGCCAGAGCGTCAAGGTCGACGTGTCGGTCGAAAGGCGATCGCTGTATGAGACGGTGTCAGCCACCGACAGCCATCCTTACCGATGAAAGAGTCGTCACGATATAATCGTTGCCGTAGGTCTCGCCAATACCGGCCAGCAGCTCCTCCTCTGTGTTAAATCCACGAGGATGCCAACCGTCATATCCGAGATCGACCCAAAGGATGAATCGAAACTTGCCAAGATCTTCTGACTCTTTCATGTCCTAGAGTCCCTCATGCATCCAGCCGTCGTCCCCGCCACCATCCCGCTCAGCGTAGGCCCGTCGCCCATGCCGCATCGCCACTCTCTCCCGCATGTCCGCTTCCTGATCCGTCTCCGGGAACTCCAGCGCGAACACCCCGCGCTTCACATCGTTTGGCGCCATCAGCAACGCATCACTGTCCAGCCCGTCGTCGGTGAACGGCATCGGGAACGGCGCGTATTCCTCGTCCCGGTACATCTTCATCAGGTCGAACCGGCGGCCGTTCTCGTCCTCCGTCATCAACAGGCCCTCGGCCGGCCACAACCTTTTCCCGTTCCTGTACATCGGCTCCAACCTGAGCCACTCACGCATCCGCTTTTGCCCAGGCCCACCGCCCCAGTTGATCGCCCGGCCCCCGATTTCCTTGACGTTCGCCGGGCCGATGTTGCCTGGCCAGTGGTGCCGCGCCTCACAATAGGCGATGAAGTGGGCGGACCAGGTGCTTTGCGCCACCTCTTCGAACCGGTACTCCTTGATGATACCGATCCCTTCCCACAGGCACCCCAACAGCCACATTTCCTTGCCAAAGTCACTCGGCGCGATCTTTTTGCGCAGGCCGCCCACCCAAGCGATTTCGCCCGTCGACAAGCACGCTTCCACGCGCGCGAACGTTGGGTCACCGATTCCCTTCGACGGATCGACGCAAATATACAGGAACGCGCCCTCGGCCATCATCTCAGGCCGCACGGTGTAGTACCTGAGCCAGTCCGTCTTGAGGCGTTTTTCGCTTCCGACGATATCGCCCAACATCTGGCGGCGGTAGTCGTCGAGTCCGCCAGGCGTGTCCAACGCGTCGAGCCGCATCATGGCCAACTCAAGCGGATGGTGAAACACGGGCGGGCCTTCGAGCCGGACTTGGCGCAGAGCGATGGGCAGCTCGCGGATTTCGCCGGTTTCGCGGTTCACCAACTTGCCGTCGCACTCGTCGTACAGGGCGGCGATGTCGGGCGCGTCGTCCGGTCGGTCCAAGTCCTCTGCCGGATGGAAGATATGGCCGTACGTGGGCGATTTGAGCAGGTTGGCAACGAGCCCGTTGGGGTGGTGCGCGGTCGCATCGATGTACACGGACACGCCACGCCCGGCCGTTTTCTTGAACGACGAGAACCGGGCGAGCAGCTTTTCGCGCTGTGTGTCGCTGCCGATCGTGTCTTCTGTTTCGAGGTCATCGAAGAAGAAATCCCCGATGCGCGATCCCGTGGGGACGTGCTCGATGGCCCACCAGGACAACGTAGGCAGCACGGCCGGGATCTTGCGCCGCACGGTGCAGCCGGTTTCTTGATTCCACAGCGAGCACGCCGGGTCCTTTTTGGGATTTTGGAAGAACACGTCAGGCCAAGCAGCTTTCAGCTCAACGTTGTTCTCCCACTCCAACATGACCCGGATGCCGTGTTTGGCCGCCGCGTCTTTCTGGTGTGCAGCGATGGCCATCACTCGATCTGGGTTGACAACAACTTTGCACGTGGCGCCCACGTAAATGGTCCAGTGAGATTTCCACATCCCACGTCCAGAGGTGTTGACCTTGCCTTCGCCCTCGTGCTGGATCTCGTGTGCATGGTGCCACTGGAAATCGCAATCAGCCTCGATGCGCCCGGTGTACGGGTCGATACGCTGGCCACCGGACAGGAACAAGTTGGTCATGTAGAACGAGGTTGCGGAATATTGCCTGACTAGAGCCTGCCACTGCGCGAGATTGGTTTGTGCCAGGCGATCGATCGTCGCTATGAGGTCGAAAGCGTCCGAACGTGTCTGGGGCTGCTCGACCTCGATGAGCGTAGGTTGGCCCTGGGCATCGAGCGCGAGTCTTTCAAAATAATCTATATAGCGAGGCCAGTTCATTTCGTGCGTCCGGCCGTTCCCGGCACGATCGGCTTGAGCTTGAACGGCGGCTTGTGCCGAACGAGCTGAGTCGACAACGTCCCGTGAGTGAACTTTTGGGTCGCGGGCACCATCGATTCCGACGACGAGCCCAACATGCCAAGCTGGCTCTTGAGGTGCCCGATCGCGGCGTCGATACCCATGCCCGAACGAGCCATCAGTCGGACCCTCCATCGACCACGAACACGCCAACTTTCTCACGTTCCGGTGCTAGGTCGATCGTCACGCTAGGGCGGCTGTCAGCAGCCAAGGCTCTAGGTGCAGGTGAAGGTTCCGGGTCCGAGCGCCCCGCGTTGATCCGTCGCACACGGCTCTGGCTGGCCAACACAATTTCCCTTGCTGCTTCCGGAGCCATCATGTGCAGGTGCGCGTGCTGATGGTCGTGTCGATGCTCAATCTCTCCCGTGACCTTAACCTCTTGCTGCTTGGGCACCACATGCAGGTTCGGAAGCGTGGCCTCAAGAATCTGCTGCCGGACCCCAGCGGCCATTTTCCCGTCCCCCTCAGCCGTCTGCATCTGCAACTCTCTCAACTTCGCGACCCGGGCCATTTCCGCTGCCCGGAACCGCCACACGAACTCGGGGTCGAAGTGCTTCCCGCGTGCGTCCATCACGTTGAGCACCACCCCATATCCCACGCCGGCCATCTGTGCCGCGCGCTCGGCGTTCCCCTCGCAGATCTCCATCGCGCTCAGGAAATCGTCGTGCCAATCCTTGCTCAGCACTAGCTCGTCCTGCCCGTTCCGCTTCTGCCATAACCCGAGCGCGGCCTTGAGCTGCTCGCCCCACGAAGACGTCTCAGCCCATTTCGAGATCTCGGCGCGCAGCTTTTGAACGCTAAGGTTGATGCCAGCCCCTTGCATGTCATCGACGGCGGCCTGGCACACGGCCATCACGAACTCGCCCTCTTGTAGACGAGTGAGCACGCCCTCGGGGGTCCACCACGAGGGGCGTTTGCGACGGATCGCGGCAGCTGAGCGCTTGGCGTAGGACACAGGGCACCTAATAACCGCGAAGGCCACCCATCGCAGCCCCAGCAGCCGTACGGGCCGCAGCCCCTGTTCCCGGTCCCAGTCCTCCACCACCAAAGCTTGCGAGACGCTGACGCAGCAGGTTGGCGTATGGGCTCGCACCGGGTTGCTGCTGTTGCTGCTGGGCGATTCCGGCTGCGCCACCGTTGGGCAAGGGCTTGCCCCCAGGCGCCCCCCCCGCCTGCTGAGCTGCATAACTCATGAGATCGCCAAAATTCCGAACGCCCGGTGGCACGGGGTATTTCATGCCCCCCGTCATGGCCTCCATTTCGCCACGAGCCCACCGACTACCAGCCCCCTGGCCCGAGGGATTGGCCATGTTGAATCCGCCGTCCACGTTGGTCGGCCCATAGTTCGTCACGGGGCCCATGCTGGGGCCGCCAGCGCCGCCCGAGCCGCCCGGACCCGTCATCCCGAGCTGCGACCGCAGACTGCTGATCGCGTTGTCGATGTTGCCCGCGGCGCTCGGGTCCTGGACACCGAGCTGTTGGCCGGCACGCCCGAACATGCCCGCGGGTCCGGCTTGACCATTCTGCATGCCGTCCATCGAGGCGATTCCAGGAGCGCCACCGGGGAACGCGCCAGGACGTCCATCCATGGTCATCATGTCGCCGATCGGCAACGGCAGACGGCCAGCACCAAACGGGCCGCCAGCACCGGGAACACCACCAGCGCCGCCCGGAGGAACCGCCGTTCCGGGCGCTCCTGGCATGATCGCGATGCCTCCGGTCGAGGGATCCCCGCGGCCGGCCCCGGGCTTGAGGGTCGCGGGGTCGAAAGGCGGCGGGGTTCGAGCCCCGGGCGGTGGCTGTGCAGGAGGTTGCGTGGGCTGCGCACCCGGCTGCCCGGTCTGGAGCCGTCGCTGGGCCGCGGCGCCGAGCTGCTGGACACCGCCATGAGCGCCCGTGAGCGTGGTGCCCTGGGCGCCAGTGAGGTTTTGACGGTACGGCTTTGTGGCCATCGGAACGGGCTCCTTTCACGGGGCCAGCGGCAAAGTTACGGTTAGGGTTCCTTGTCCGGGGTCGTGGGCATCGAGGCCGGAGTCGAATCCGGCATGCCGTGCCAGTCGCCGTCCGGTCGAATCGACATGCCGTCACCCTCCTTGTCGGGAGTCGTGGGCATCGCATCGGGAGTTGAATCATCGATCCCGCGCCAGTCCATTTTGCTCATTAGTCAGTTCTCCTGCTAGGTTTGGATAAGCACCACGCGAATGTCCACGGGTGCGGTTGTCGCTTGAACGAACGGCGCCGAAACGCTCGGTCCGAATTGGCCCATCGCAACCCTTCCCGGCAAGATCCGTGTGGTGACGGTCCCGCCCGTCGCTGGCTTCAGGTCCACCGGGTTCGTCGCGTCCAGGTTCTTGATCCAGTAGTGGGCACTGGCCGCCGGAACCTCGCCGAGCACGAGGGCCTCTTCGGTCGTACCCACTGTTTGCACCGTGTCGAGCCCTTTCGTGCCGGCCATGTCGATCGAAACGTCGAGCGAATCGGCGAACGCGGACCTGCCGGATTTCGCGAACGACAGCGCGGCACGAAGGGTGATTTCTTGGGACATTACGAGAGGTTCCAGGCACCAGACGCAAGACCAACCCACAAATTGGGGCCCGCGTAGACCAGGTGCAGCCGGCATCCACCAGACGCCGACACGGCAGTCGATCCCACCAGCTCGCCGATCACGATCCTGTGCAGGCCCAAAGCCGCAACCGTAATGGGCGAGTCGTCGGTCAGCGACACGAAATCGTACTGGGTGCCGGCGACCGGGGAAGTCGGAAGCGCAACAGTGCCACCGCCATCGGCCGGGGTGAATAACTTACCCGAGTCGGCCTGCGTGAGGTTGATCCCGTCTGCCTGGGCA